TAATAGGCCCCCTTAAGTATATGTTAAGCGGTTTAGTATTAGTAAACTTTTATATTTTCACTTCAAAGGAGGTAAAACAAATGTCAGAGGTAGAGTGGATGGATATTTTCGGGGACAACCTACGAGATATCCTCAAAGAACAAAACATGTCAAGAAGAGAGCTCGCTCAAGTTCTTGATTTGTCCGAAGCCACAATAAGTAACTACATCAATAAGAAGCAGATGCCTACAATGGAAGTTATTGTTAATATGGCATACGAGCTTAGCATGAGTATTGATGAGCTTATAGACTTTGGCGACACGGTTCACTGAGCTCTATGTTTGTAAAGGAGATGATCAAATGAAGAGGGAAGAATGGCTTTGTGGTTTTAGATTCAGAGTTAGACAACTTATGAATGAGAAAAATGTAACACAAAGGGAATTGGCTGATGAACTGTATATATCAGAAGCAGCAGTCAGTAGACTGTTAAATGGTAACTTAATGCCGTCAATGAAGACAGTTATAAACATATCATATGCATTGAATGTGTCTATCGATAGAATTGCATATTTGGGCGGACGTATCAATTAATTACATATTTTAAGAGAAGGAGAGTGTTAGCGAAATCTGCACTCTCTTTTTTTTTTGCTCATTTTAGATTTTTAAGCATATTTTAGGATTCGCGAAAAAAACATTGACTGTTATGAAGAGAAGAAGCGAATATGCATATTTTATGCGGTCGCTTTTAGCTTTTGATTTATTTTTTGAAAGGAGTGTTTACGTCATGCTGGAAAACAAGTTTCAGGCAAATCTCATCAAAGAGATTAAAACTATATTTCCTAATGCAATTGTTGTGAAGAATGATTCGAGTTACATACAGGGTATCCCGGATCTAACCGTGTTCAATGAAGACAGGTGGGCAACTCTTGAATGCAAAAAGAAGGCCAATGCTAAGCATCAGCCCAATCAGGATTATTATGTCGACAAAATGGATCACATGTCCTTTAGCCGATTTATATATCCCGAGAATAAAGAAGAAGTGCTCGACGATCTTCAGGTGCATTTCGGTACAAAGAGCAAGGAGGCAGTTGATAAATGATATTTAATGATCATTCAAAACTCGAAGGACTTCATGCTCCGTTTAGTCCAAGTAAAGCTAGCTGGATTAGATACACCGATGAAAAGGCACTTGACGTTCTACAGAACATGAAAGCAGCAGCCATGGGTACAAGACTACATGCCTGGGCAAAAGAAACAATAGATCTTGGTATCAAGCAACCTAAGTCTAAGAAAACTCTATCTGCATATGTGAATGATGCAATAGGTTTTAAGATGAACACTGAGGTTGTTTTATTTTATTCTACAAGATTCTTTGGAACTGCGGATGCTATTTCTTTTAGAGATAACACTCTCAGAATCCACGATCTTAAAACTGGCAAGACACCAGTACATATGGAGCAGCTAGAAATCTATGCGGCTCTTTTCTGTTTGGAATACAAGATTAAACCGCAAGACATACATATGGAGTTAAGAATCTATCAGAATGACGAGATTCTCTATCACAATCCAACAGCAGAAGATATTCTTCCGATCATGGATCAGATAGTTCATCTCGATAATTTGTTTGAGACTATCGAACGTAAGGAGGGGTAACCGTGAATCCGGTAGCAGAAGAACTTAAATCATATTTAGGATGCTCGGATGACGAGCCAAAACTTGCGCATTATGGTATGCCTCGTAGATCAGGTCGATATCCTTGGGGATCTGGAGATAATCCATATCAGCATGGCGAGGATTTTATATCTCGTATTGACGCTCTCAAAAAAGACTGTTGGACCGAAACTCCTGAAAATATTAAGAGTGCTTTTGGCCTTACTACCACTCAGTACCGTACTCAGAAAGCCCTCGCAAAAGATGAGAGAAGAATGTACCAGGTTAACATGGCTAAATCTTTGAAAGAGGATGGCCTTGGTGCTACCGAAATCGGTAAGAAGATGGGTCTTCCTGAATCCACAGTAAGATCTCTTCTTAATCAGAAGTCTGAAGCTCGCATGAAAGCAGCAAGAGAAACTGCTAGTTTCATCAAAGATCAGATTGATAAGAAGGGTATGGTTGATGTTGGTACAGGTGTTGAGAAAGAACTCAACATTTCAAAAGAGAAGCTTAATCAGGCTTTAGCTATTCTCGAAGCAGAAGGATATTCTGTTTATGGCGGTCGAGTACCTCAGGCAACGAACAGCAATCAAATGACAACTATTAAGGTTGCTTGCCCTCCAGGAACTCAGCACAAGGATATTTATAACTATGAGAATATTCATAGTCTTAATGATTATATCACTCGTGATGGTGGAGAAACATTCGAAAAGAAGTTTACATATCCATCTTCAATGGACTCTAAGAGACTCATGATTCGCTATAAGGAAGATGGCGGAATTGAGAAAGATGGGGTTATTGAGCTGAGAAGAAATGTACCCGATCTATCCCTTGGCGAATCAAGATATTCTCAGGTTCGTATTCTTGTAGATGGTACACACTATCTCAAAGGTATGGCTGTATATTCTGATGATATGCCAGACGGCGTTGACGTTATATTCAATACCAACAAGAAGAAAGGTACGCCAGCTCTTGGTCCAAAGGATAATACCGTTCTGAAAAGAATAAAAGATGATCCCGATAACCCATTCGGATCAGCAATTAAAGATGCCGAGTTGGGCGGACAGTATTGGTATGATCCCAAAACAGGAAAGCGAGTCTCTGGAAGTGATAGTAATCCCAACAAGAAGCTTGGTCTTATCAATAAAAGATCTGACGAAGGAGATTGGACTGAGTGGAAAGATGCTTTGCCATCTCAGTTCCTATCCAAACAGTCATTACAAATGGCCAAGAAGCAGCTTGGTATAGCTATTGCAGACAAGCAGGCTGAGTATGATGAGCTTTGTTCACTAACCAATCCAACCGTAAAGAAACATCTACTTAGTAAGTTTGCGGATGAGTGCGATTCAGCAGCCGTACATCTTCAGGCAGCAGCATTACCTGGTCAAAAGTATCATGTAATACTCCCAATCACATCTCTTAAAGAGAATGAAGTGTATGCTCCTGGTTACAAGGATGGATCAAAGCTTGCGTTGATTCGTTATCCCCATGGTGGAACATTTGAGATACCTATACTTACTGTTAATAATAAGAATGCTGATGGCGCTAAGACAATTGGTAAGACATCCATTGATGCTGTTGGTATCAACAGTAAAGTAGCAGAGAGATTGTCAGGTGCAGACTTTGATGGCGATACAGTTATGTGCATCCCAACACACGATAGAGCAGGCAAGGTAAAGATTACTTCTACTCCTCCTCTTAAAGGTCTTGAAGGATTTGACTCCAAAGACTATGCGTATTCATATGATGACATCACGTCTGGCAAGGCTCGTATAATGAGAAACACTCAGACGGAGATGGGAAAGATCTCTAATCTTATCACGGACATGACTCTTAAAGGAGCAACCCAAGATGAGCTTGCAGCAGCTGTTCGTCATAGCATGGTAGTCATTGATGCAGAGAAGCATAAGCTTAACTACAAGCAGAGCGAGATCGATAACAATATCTCCGCCCTCAAGAAGAAGTACCAGAATGGCGGTGGTGCATCAACCCTCATCTCCAGAAGTAAGGGCGAGACACCAGTGCTCAAAAGACAAGGCACTCCACATATAAACATCAAGGGTGATCCGCTATATGACCCCACTAAACCAGAGGGATCACTAGTCTATAAGACTGCCGATGATCTGGAATACCAGGTATCTAAGGTGAACCGTCGTACAGGTGAGGTGACTACAGTTACAAAGCAACGTACCCAGAAGAGTACCCGCATGGCAGAGACTAGCGATGCTAGAACTCTTATCTCTGATGCAGATACCCCTATGGAAAGAGCCTATGCGGAGTATGCTAATAAAATGAAGTCCCTGGCTAATCAGTCTCGTCTTGAGATGGTTAATACAGGTAAGATAGCATACTCTAAAACAGCTAAAGCAGAATATGAACCAGAAGTAAAGTCTCTTAAGAAGAAGCTTGATAACGCATTACTTAATGCGCCTCGTGAAAGAATGGCTCAGCTTAAGACTACTGCTGAAGTCAATGCTAAAAAGCAGAATGCTAAGGCTTCTGGTAAAGAGCTTACAAAGGATGAGATAAAGAAGGCCAGTCAGCAGGCTGTTACTAAATATAGACAGGAAGTTGGTTCTATTAAAAGAAGCGACAGATCTATCAAGATTACTGACAGAGAATGGGAAGCTATTCAAAAAGGTGCTATTAGTGAGAACGTTCTTAAGAAGATCCTTGAGAACACTGATGTGGACAACCTTAGAGAAAGAGCCACACCTCGCGCTAAGTCTACCTTGTCATCAGCAAAGATTGCACAAATCAAAGCTTTGTCTTCTTCCTACACAATTCAACAGATTGCTGATAAGTTTGGTATCTCAACATCAACGGTTTCTAAGTATTTGAAAGGAGCGAATTAACAATGGAACATGAATGTATGTTGACAACGTTTGACAATCCTTTTGATCCGTTTGAACAGTTCGTTTCTTGGTTTCTGTTTGATACTGAAAAAGGATACAACACATGCTCTTATGTGGGTAGAATAGCAAACATTTCAGATGATATGACAGATCAGGAAAAAGCTATTGAAAATGAAAGAGCAATTGATGAAATTATCAAATACGATTTCATGAATCGTTACAAAAAAGTAACAAAAACGTTTGAGACAGTGGAATTGTCTTCATAAACACACCGCACAGTCGTGAAAAGCATAAGGGGGGGTCGCTGAAATTGCACCCCCTCCCTGCATCGCGGCCCTCTTTGAAAATTCTCCGGGGGTTATATTTTAGAAAGCAAGATGACTTTAAAGGAGTCTATGAAGGTGAGGCAAACCCACCAAAAACACCTGCCTGAAGTTTTTTCTCCTTTCAAAGAGTCATATATTCTCATCTTCGTAGATTCCTTTAGAATCATCTCTAAAAATAGTATAAAACCCGGATAAAATTGCCATAAACTGCGGTGAAAGTATCACAAAACTGAGGAGAGGAGGCAGTAAACATGGCAAAAACCAAACGAGAAGAGGGTTCATCTGGCGCTAGAAAGAAGATCAGGCCAGCATTAACCCCAGAAGCTAGGGAAAATCAGATGATTTCTCTGGCTGTAGACCTTGCGGAGAAACAGCTAATGGAAGGCACTGCTTCTTCTCAGGTCATAACGCACTATTTAAAGCTCGGATCGACCAAAGAAAGGATCGAGAAGGAGATTCTTGAAAAACAGAAGGAGTTAATATCGGCAAAAACCGAAGCACTTCAGTCTGCAAAAAGAATTGAGGAGCTTTATACAGATGCTATCAGCGCTATGCGAAGGTATAGCGGACAGGGTGGTCCAGATGATGACGAGGAAGATTATTAGAACTTACTCTGAGCTGATAACTCTGCCTACTTTTGAGGAACGTTTTCGATACCTCAAGTTAGGCGGAAAAGTCGGCGAAGATACATTTGGATTTGATAGGTATCTAAATCAAGTATTCTACAGATCAGCAAAATGGAAAGAAATTCGAGATTACGTAATCATTCGAGACAATGGTTGCGATCTGGGAATGGAAGGACATGAAATTTATCAAAGGATTCTTGTTCACCATATGAATCCCATAACAAAAGAAGACGTCTTACGAGAAAGCGAGTTTCTTCTTGATCCGGAATACATGATATGCACCATCAAAAATACCCATGACGCAATCCACTATGGAGATGAAAGTCTTTTGATAACTGCTCCTATTGAGCGAAGAAAAAATGACACATGTCCGTGGAAATAAAAGTAAGGAGGAAATAATCATGAGTAACAAAAACACAAGAGGAAAAAGAAAAGAGCTTGATCCGATCGATGAAGTTGTAATGGAGCAGTCAGTCATTGAGGAAGTAGCATCAGAAGCAACAGAAGAGCCGAAGACAGATACATTTCTCGACGGTATCGTACACAACTGTGTAAAGCTCAATGTTAGGGAAAACCCATCGATTGATTCAGATGTAATCGCTGTACTTAATGAGCAGGATCAGATCAAAGTCAAAGATGTCGACACTCTTGGCGACTGGTATTTTATTCAGCTTCCTAACGGCAAAGAAGGCTTCTCTATGAAGAAGTACGTTGCAGTAGGCATGTAAAGAGGAGTGGTGATACATGGATAGTATACTCACTTCAATTAAAAAACTTCTTGGGATTGCAGAGGACTATGAGGAGTTTGATACTGACATCATCATACATATAAACACTGCATTCTCAAAATTAAATCAGCTTGGAGTTGGACCAGAAGAAGGTTTTAGTATTAAGGACAAAACTTCGGTATGGACTGAATTTCTTGCTGATGCAAAAAATCTTGAGTCGGTAAAAACCTATGTCTATCTCGTCGTTAGGCTTGTATTTGATCCGCCTCAAAGTTCTGCCGTAATGACTTCCATGGAGAATACCGTTAACCAGCTTGAATGGAGACTCAACGTTGCAGCAGAGCAAACATCAAGCTAGTAAGGGAGGTATTCAAAATGAATAATAATGAACTTTACCATCACGGCGTTATTGGTATGAAGTGGGGCATTCGCCGCTACCAGAATAAAGATGGCTCATTGACGAGTGCTGGAAAGCGAAGATCTAGAGTCGACTCATGGAGTGAAGATGCTAAAGTAGCCAGAGAACTTAAAAAGAAGAAAGTTGGGCAGATGTCTAATGCAGAACTTCGGAAACTCAATGAAAGACAGCAACTCGAAAGAAATTATTCAAACCTTAACCCCAGTCATGTAAAAAAAGGATTGAAATTTGTCGGCGCCACTGCAAGTACCATGGGCACTTTTCTCACTCTCTATAATAATAGTGATAAATTGATAGCGAACGGCAGAAAAATAGGAACAAAAATAATCAATAAATTAGGGCATAAGACTATTAATTAGGCGAGGAGTAAAATAATGAGGTGCATTAAAATGAATAATGATGAACTTTATCACTATGGAATTCTTGGGATGAAGTGGGGTGTTCATAGAGCTCGTAAAAAAGAAGCTTTAAACGCTAGAAGAAACGCATATGATAAGGCGGAAAAAGAACTCACAAAATCGATGTCTTCAATAGAGAAGAATTACAAAAGAGGACAATTGATGTCTAAAAAAGACACAAATAGAGAGTCTGAAGCTGAAAGAAAATACGTAAGTGCGCTTGATAAAGCTGACAAGGAATACAAACGAGCTAAAAAAGACAGAAGTAATGATGCTAAAATAGCCGATAGATTGTATTCAATGAACAGTAAAGACGCAAATAAACAAATAGCATCAATGACAACTGGACAAGCAATCGCTAGATCAATGTTAATGGGATCATATGGATCACTAAAGTATGAGCAAGCAAAAGCAAGAGGAGTTTCAACCGGACAAGCTTATGTTGAAACTTTGTTAAAATCACACATAAATTTCTTTCTTGGCGGTATTCCAGGAACTTTGGAATATCTTGATAACAGACGTGCTCGTAAATAAGGAGAGAATCGAATATGGCATTATCAAACACTGCCGTCCCGAAATATTACGGTATGTTTCGTGATGCCGTAATGCGAGGCGAAATACCAGTATGTAAAGAAATCTCTATGGAGATGAATCGTATTGATGATCTCATAGCCAATCCTGGAATCTACTACGATGACCAGGCTATAGAAGGATTTGTTAGATACTGCGAGGAAGAACTCACGTTGACTGATGGTGAGGATCTGAAATTGCTTGATTCATTTAAACTATGGGCCGAGCAAATATTCGGTTGGTATTACTTTGTTGAGCGTAGTGTTTATGTTCCATCTGAAGATGGTCACGGTGGACATTATGTCAAGAAATCTATTAAGAAGAGACTCGTTAACAAGCAATACCTCATCGTAGCTAGAGGTGCAGCTAAATCTATGTATAGTTCTTGTATACAGAATTATTTTCTGAATGTTGACACATCAACCACGCATCAGATTACAACAGCACCAACAATGAAACTGGCTGAAGAGGTAATGTCTCCGATTCGAACTGCTATAACCCGAGCAAGAGGACCTCTGTTTAAATTCCTTACCGAAGGATCACTCCAAAATACAACCGGCTCAAAAGTAAATCGAATGAAATTGGCCTCCACGAAGAAAGGTGTTGAGAATTTCTTGACAGGTTCTTTGCTTGAGATCAGGCCTATGAGCATTGACAAGCTTCAGGGATTGCGATGTAAGATTGCGACAATTGACGAATGGCTTTCTGGAGATGTTCGAGAGGATGTTATCGGTGCTGTTGAGCAGGGCGCTTCCAAGAATGACGATTATCTTATAGTAGCGACAAGCTCCGAAGGTACAGTTCGTAATGGAAGCGGTGACACAATCAAAATGGAGTTAATGGACATCCTCAGAGGAGATTACATAAACCCACACGTGTCTATATGGTATTACAAGTTGGACTCCATTGATGAAGTAAATGATCCCGAGATGTGGCTAAAGGCAAATCCTAATCTCGGTAAAACGGTTACATACGAAGTATATCAGCTTGATGTTGAGAGAGCGGAAAAAGCCCCAGCAACCAGAAATGATATATTGGCAAAACGATTCGGTATACCTATGGAGGGTTATACATACTACTTCACGTATGAAGAGACACTTCCAAGTCGAAAAAGAGACTACTGGGGAATGCCTTGCGCTCTTGGAGCAGATCTTTCGCAGGGCGATGACTTCTGTGCATTTACGTTCATGTTCCCTTTGTCCGGAGGAGCTTTTGGTATAAAGACAAGAAACTACATAACTTCGGCAACCCTTGCTAAACTACCGTCTGCCATGCGCATCAAGTATGACCATTTCATACAGGAAGGTAGCTTGATAGTTCTTGAGGGAACCGTATTGGATATGATGGAAGTTTACGAGGATCTGGATAATCATATAGCGAAGCTCGAATATGATGTCAGATGTTTCGGATTCGACCCATACAATGCGAGAGAGTTTGTCGAGAGATGGGAAAGAGAAAACGGTCCATTTGGTATAGAGAAAGTAATTCAAGGCGCAAGAACCGAATCAGTTCCACTCGGTGAGTTGAAGAAGCTTGCAGAAGATAGATTACTTCTGTTTGATGAAGAGCTCATGTGTTTCGCTATGGGTAACTGTATAACTCTCGAAGATACAAACGGAAACCGTAAACTTTATAAGAAACGTTATGAGGCTAAAATCGATGCGGTCGCTGCTATGATGGATGCATTTGTAGCATTTAAGCTCAATCGAGAAGCCTTTGAATAAGGAGGTGTTATTCTTTGTACACATACGAAAGCGAACTTTATCACCATGGCATAAAAGGTATGAAATGGGGTGTTCGTCGTTATCAGAACGATGACGGAACTTTGACCGGTGCCGGAAAGAAAAGGTATGCGGACGATAATGGCGAAACTGGCGAAGGAAAGCAGAATCTTATACAAAAGCATAAGAGCAAGCTTGTTCAAAAATATATTGAAAAGGGTTACTCTCAACATGCCGCGGAAGTTGCTGCCAAGTCAAGAATGAAAACAGAGCTTATTGTCGGTTCAGTTGCAACTGTCGCAGTTGCCGTAATTGCGAAAAAAGCAGCAACAAGAATTGGCCAAGATTATTGTGATAAGATCATAAAGTCTGGAAAGTCAATTCAAAATATTAATGCTAATGGCAAAACAGATTTTAATGATACACCGTTCTTTGCAGCTATAAATCGCCACGACAAAAAAGCGTATGGATCGCTGTATCCTAATGAAAAAAGAGGATTTGCTAAAAATACTCCAGGTCAAATGTACGATGGTATATATAACAACAAGATTAAGATCACCAAAGATGTTAAGCGGGCATCTGTCAATAATGCTAGGAAAATATTTTACGATAAGATGAACGCAGATCCTAATTTTAAAAAAGATGTTATTGAAACCATCAAATCAACAGCATATGGAAATGATGCTGATAAACTACTTAAAACAAATCCTAAATTATTCTATGATAGGTTTAACCAGGCATTGGCCACCCCACAATTTCAGAGTAAAGGAATACATAAGCAATTCTATTCGGCATTGGAGAAACAGGGATATAATGCCATATTGGATATAAACGATACTCGATATAGCGGCTATAAGGCCATTTCAAAGAGTCCTACGATTTTCTTTGGAAAAGATAAATGGGAGAAAGTCGGAAGTACGAAATTATCAGAAGCAGAAATTGACAGTAATGCCATGAAATATTCAATTGGTATGATCGGTAAAAACTTTGGTAAAACCACAGTGAGAAATGCATCTATTATAGTTGCAGCAAAAAGTGTTTCAGATAGAAAAGCAATAGAAAAGTATCTGGATGAGCATCCTAATTCTAAACTCTCCGATAAAGAGATACTAAAGATCACAAAATCAAATAAATATAGATAAATATTTTTGATTCGCAATCGTTACATGCTCTTTAATGAAAGGAGATGGTGTAGTGTGAAAGGAACATATCATTTTGGTGTGCTGGACATCCTTGCTATGAATAATGGCTATAATAACAAAATGGAATTACTTCGTGATTATAGCTTTATTCCTACGGTCATGATGCCAAGACACAAAAAGATTGAAATCATACCGCTACTTTGGAAACATATTATTAGCAAAAAGAGGTAACTTTGAGATACGAGTTATCTCTTTTTTGTTTTAACGAATGGAGGAAATTCGAAATGGGATTTTTTGAAAGACTCCAGCATGGCTGGAATGCGTTCAGAAATAGGGACCCTACTTATGGCTATACAAACCTTGGTATGAGTTACTCGTATCGACCAGATAGAGTTCGATTTACTAGAGGAAATGATCGGTCTATTGCCACTGCTGTTTTCAACAGAATTGCTATGGATGTATCAGCGATAGCCATCAAACATTGCAGAATGGACGAGAATGAAAGATACGTTGAAACAATCAACTCAAATCTTAATTCTTGTTTAAGTCTCGAGGCGAATATCGATCAGACAGGACGAGCATTCATTCAAGATGTCGTAATGTCAATGCTCGATGAGGGGTGCGTTGCTATTGTTCCTGTAGATACATCGATAAATCCAGAGAATACATCTTCGATTGATATTTTGTCAATGCGTACTGGCAAGATTTTGGATTGGTATCCAGAGCATGTTAAAGTGCGTGTCTACAATGACAGAATCGGCAAGAAAGAGGATATTATACTTCCAAAGAAAATGGTTGCTATAATCGAGAATCCTCTATATGCCGTTATCAATGAGCCAAACTCCACTATGCAGCGTCTGATGATAAAACTTAGCTTGAACGATATAACTGATGAACATACCGCATCAGGCAAATTGGATCTCATTATTCAGTTACCATATGTAATTAAGACGCAGGCAAGAAGAGACCAGGCAGAGAACAGACGTAAGGACATCGAGAATCAATTGGCCGGTTCTAAGTATGGAATAGCTTATACGGATGGTACTGAGCGTATCACCCAGTTGAATCGTTCTGTTGAAAACAATCTGATGAAACAAATTGAGTACCTGACGAGTATGCTTTATAGCCAGTTAGGAATTACTCAAAGCGTTCTCGATGGTACAGCAGATGAGAAGACAATGCTTAACTACAATAATAGAACAATCGAGCCAATAATCTCAGCCATTGTTGATGAGATGAAGCGTAAGTTCTTAACGAAGACTGCTCGTACTAAGGGGCAGACAATAACATTCTTTAGAGATCCATTTAAGCTCGTTCCGGTAAATGACATCGCAGAGATAGCAGATAAGTTTACACGTAATGAGATTATGACCTCTAATGAAATCAGACAGATTGTCGGAATGAAACCATCCGATGATCCTAAGGCTGATCAACTGATAAACAGTAACATAAGTCAGCCAACAGAAGAGATTTCAGAATCTTCTGATAATCCATTACTCGAAGAAGGAGGAAATATTCAAAATGGATAATTTTGATTTTAGTGGATGGGCCACTAGAAATGACCTGTTGTGTGAAGATGGTAGAACTATTAAGAAGGATGCGTTCAAGGATAACGATGGACAGACAGTCCCGCTCGTTTATAACCATCAGCACAATGACGTAAACAACGTTCTTGGCCATGCGCTGCTTGAGAATCGTGACGAAGGAGTATATGCATATTGCTCTTTTAACAATACGGAAGCAGGACAGGCAGCCAAAGAACTTGTACAGCATGGCGATGTGGCTTCGTTGTCCGTCTATGCAAACAAACTGAAACAGGTAGGCGGCGATGTTATTCACGGCGTAATTCGTGAACTTAGCCTGGTGTTGGCAGGAGCTAATCCTGGTGCATACATAGATACTGTCATGGCACATAGCGAAGACGGATCAGAAGAGGCTATTGAATCGCTGGAAGCAAGTTGGAATGAGAACATCATGATCCATTCCGCCGATTCTAAAAAGGAGGAAAAAGAAATGGCAGACGAGTCAGAGAAGAAGACAACTGAGCCCGATGAGGGAGAAGAAACAGTTGCTGACGTGTTCAACACACTTAATGAAAAACAGAAGACAGTAGTCTACGCAATGATCGGACAGGCGCTCAAAGATGGCGGCGATTCCGATGACGAAGATGATGAAGGAGGAAACGAAATGAAACACAATGTATTCGATCAGGAGGATACTCAGAAGGGCGGCGTACTCAGCCATGCTGATCAGGAAAGTATCGTAGCTATGGCTAAGACATCTCAGGTAGGTACATTCCAGACAGCACTTGAAATTTATGCACAGGACAATCAGCTTCAGCATGATGCTATAAGCAGCGGTTTTGTACAGACTGGCGACGGCAACGTAACAACTCTCTTCCCTGAGTATCAGGATGTAAGACCTGGCGCTCCAGAGCTTCTTACAAACGACCAGGGCTGGATCTCTGTTGTTATGAGCAAGGTACATAAGAGCCCAATCTCAAGAATCAGAACTGGCCAGGTTGATATCAGAAAGATCGATGAGCTCAGAGCAAAGGGTTACAAGAAGGGTAAGCAGAAAGCTCTCACAGGCAATTTTAAGCTTGTAAGAAGAACAACTGATCCACAGACAATCTATGTAAAGAATGCTCTTCACAGAGATGACATTATCGACATCACAGATTTCGACTATGTTCAGTACCTCTATAACATCGACAAGATGATGCTCAACGAGGAACTCGCAACAGCAATGATGCTCGGCGATAGTCGTGATGAGGGAGCAGATGATAAGATCGCTCCAGACAAGATTAGACCTATCTGGACAGACGATGATCTGTATACAATTCACGTTGATCTCGATATCAATAAGGCTAAGACAGAGCTCCAGGGTACAGGCACCGGCGTAAGCTTCGGCGAGAACTACATCTATGCAGAGGCTCTCATTAACACGGTTCTTTATGCAAGAGAAAACTACAAGGGTAGCGGCACACCGGACTTCTTTATGACTCCGCATATGCTGAATGTTATGCTTCTTGCTCGTGATATGAACGGTAGAAGAATCTACTCTTCTAAGGCAGAACTCGCTTCAGCACTCAATGTAGGTAACATCTACACAGCAGAGCAGTTCGAGGGCAAGACAAGAACGACATCTGATGCTAAGAAGAAGAAACTTCTCGGTATTATTGTTAACCTTGCGGATTATTCTCTCGGCGCTACAAAGGGCGGCGAAGTAACACACTTTACACAGTTCGATATCGATTTCAACCAGGAGAAGTCCCTGCTCGAAACAAGATGCTCCGGTGCACTTACAAGAGTTTACTCCGCTATCGCTATCGAAGAGCCAGTAGCTGAAGCTGCATCTGAAACCACAGAAGATCCGTCGGCTAAGGGCTAATAAAATTCAAAATGGAGGTTAATCATGGCTAAGTGGTTCGGAAAAATTGGGTACGCTGTAACGTCCGAAACTAGACCTGGCATATGGGAAGAAGTCATTGTCGAGCGTAACTATTACGGCGATATGACTCGAAATAGTAGAAGACTCCAAGCAGCGAGTCAGGTTAATGATGATATTAATATCAATAACGAACTTAGTATTATCTCTGATCCATACGCCATGAATAGTTTCCATGCTATGCGTTACGCAGAATTTATGGGTACTAAATGGAAGATTACTAATGTGGAAGTTCAGTACCCTAGATTAATACTGAGTCTGGGAGGTTTGTACAATGGAGAGTAGACTTAAACTACAGACCGAGCTTGAAAGAATACTCGGGTCAAAGAATGTGTATTTTCAACCTCCCGAATCAGTAAAAATTAAATACCCAGCGATAGTTTACTCGTTGGATAACATCAATACTAACTTTGCTAATAATTCGATTTACAAGAAGTCGGATTGTTATAACGTAACACTAATTGATAAAGATCCGGAAAGCCCGTACGTTGACATAATATTGAACATGCCTATGTGCAGCTTTGATAGGGCATATGCTTCCGATAATCTTAATCATTTTGTGTTCACACTATATTATTAAAAAGGAGGCCAAAAAACAATGGCTGGTAAGAAACTTGTTTGGGATCAGACTAATGAACGTCTGTATGAAACAGGCGTAAAGATGGGCGTGGTTTATCCACAGGCTACAGGCGGTACATACCCTATGGGTGTTGCATGGAACGGTCTTACGACAGTTACCGAAAGCCCGTCAGGAGCAGAAGCGACAGCACTTTATGCGGATGACATCAAGTATCTCAATCTCATGTCTGCTGAGGAATTTGCAGCTACAATTGAGGCTTATACGTATCCGGATGAATTTGCTGAGTGCGACGGATCAGCAGAACTCGCTAAAGGCGTCGCTATCGGTCAGCAGAAGCGTAAAGCGTTCGGTCTTTGCTATCGTACGGTTCTTGGTAATGACGTTGACGGAAATGACTACGGTTACAAACTTCACATCATTTACGGCGCTATGGCGGCTCCATCCGAGAAGGCTTATGCTACAATCAACGATAGCCCAGAAGCTATCACATTCTCATGGGAGCTCTCGACAACACCGGTATCTGTTGACGGATTCAAGCCGACTGCATCAATCACTATCGATTCTACAAAGGCTGATCCTACAAAGCTCGAAGCTCTTGAGAAGATTCTCTATGGTAGTGAAGAAGCAGAAGCTCGTCTCCCACTTCCTAACGAGATCGCAACACTTATGGCTGCATCATAAGTCAAGCATTTTTAATCGTAGTAAAGTCGTATTCAGTTAGGCTGGCGACTTTATTTTTTTTATTTGAAAGGAGAAATTTTTATGCTTAAGAAAACTATTACTTACGCTGATTTTAACGGCGTTGAAAGAACAGAAGACTTTTATTTTAACCTTACTAAAGCTGAGGTTATTGAGATGGAAATGGGTACAGAAGGTGGCTTTGCTGAGATGATTCAGAAGATTGTCAAGGCTCAGGATGCTCCATCACTCATTAAGATTTTCAAGGATCTTATTCTTAAGGCTTATGGTGAAAAGAGCCTGGATGGTAAGAGGTTCATCAAGAATGACGAGCTTAGAGATGCGTTCGTGCAGACTGAAGCATATTCGCAGTTGTTTGTGGAACTTGCTACTAATGCTGAAGCGGCTTCAAAGTTTGTTACCGGTATTCTTCCTGCGGAAGTAACCGATAATGCGACTCCTAAGATCACGTCAAACACAAACTAACTTTGAAAACAATAAGGGGGTTTGAGAAATGCTCCCCATAACAATACCGGCTAATGAGCTGTGGGATGAAAGAAAGCAGGAGTTCATCCAATTTAAAGAACAGAAACTGCTATTGGAGCATTCTCTTGTCTCTCTTTCAAAATGGGAATCCAAATGGAATAAAGCGTTTCTAGGTAAACAACCAAAATCGGTTGAAGAAACTTTGGATTATATAAAGTGCATGACACTTACTCAAAACGTAAATCCAGATGTGTATAGAAATATTACAAACGACAACATTGAAGAGATTAATAGGTATATTGAGGCTCCGATGACTGCTACCGTTTTTACTAAGAATGTAAATTCTAGAATGAATCGTGAAGTAGTTACTTCGGAGCTTATTTATTATTGGATGATTACTTTGAATATTCCATTCGAATGTCAGAAATGGCATTTAAATCGTCTGCTTACTTTGATTAGGGTTTGTAACGTGAAGAACACACCGCCGAAGAAAATGAGTAAAAGGTCAATAATGAGCCAAAATGCGGCTCTAAATGCTGCTCGAAGAAAGCAGCTTAATTCTAATGGATAAGTATCTCAAAGGAGGTATTACTATGTCAAATGAAGAAAGAAACGAAGTTTGTAGGGCATTTGCTATGGGATTTGATGCTAAACACGTATCTGAAGTTCTTGGAGTTACGGAAGATGTTGCTAAAAAGTTCGAATCCGACAATGCCGATACAATCGCAAAAATAAAGAAGGAGATGAGCGAACGTGGCTAAGACATATAAAGGAATTGACCTTTCTCGCTGGAACGGAAGCGTTGATATGAAGAAGGTTAGAGCTTCAGGAATTGATTTTGCCATTGTCCAGAGTTCATACGGAAATGTCAAGGCATTTCCTAATCAGAAAGATTCAAGATTCGACGTAAATGTCAAGAATGCCAGGTCCGCTGGACTCGACTTCGGCGTGTATCACTACATGTATGCAACAACTACCGCGGCAGCAAAGCAGGAAGCTGAAGGATTTGTAGCACTTCTCAATAAGGTGAAACCAATTCCTTATTTTGTGGCTCTTGATATTGAAGAGGCAGCACAGGCTAAGCTTACCGCCGCATCGAAGGCTAGGATTATCAAGGCATTCATCGATGTTGTCGAGAAGGCTGGTTATTTCTGCGCTCTTTATTCATACGAGGCATTCTTGAAGTCGGTTCCTGAGTCTACAAGAAATCGCTATGCTATTTGGTGCGCGAATACATCGGCAACGCCATCCATAAAGTATGGAGTTCATCAGTATTCATTTACTGGTCGTATAAGCGGTTGCAATGGTGACGTTGACTGCAATAAAACCACAATCGACTATCATAAAAAGATTGTCGAAGCAGGTTGCAATGGCTATAAGAAATCCCCTTCAAGTAAAAAGGATGACAAGACGACCGCAACAACCAAAAAGCCGGAATCTAAAACCGTTACATACACAGTAAAACGTGGTGATACGCTCAGTGCAATTGCTGCTAAGTATGGAACTACGGTCAGCAAGATCGCAAAGGACAACAACATCAAGAATGCTAATGTCATCTATGCTGGTCAGAAGCTGAAGATCAAAAAGTAAGGAGAAAATTCAAAATGATAGCGTTCAGACAAAAGGGTGACTTTTCTAAGCTAACCAGATACCTAGAAAGAGTCAAAGAGGCCGTAAAGTTAGGCGACCTGGATAGGTACGGAATGGAAGGCGTGGCCGCCCTTGCGTCTGCTACGCCAGTGGAATCCGGTAAAACAGCTAATTCTTGGTATTATGAAATCGAGAATAACGGCAAAGTTGCAAAGATTTCATTTAAGAATTCAAACATTAACAAGGGAGTTCCAATAGCCATTATTTTACAGTATGGTCATGGAACTGGAACAGGAGGTTGGGTTCAGGGAAGAGATTACATCAACCCTGCAATTCAGCCTATTTTCGACAAGATAGCAGAGCAAGCTTGGAAGGAGGTTACTAAGGTATGAGTACAACTATAGATGAAAAAGTCGTCGAAATGCGGTTTGACAATAGGCAGTTTGAGTCTAATGTCAAAACAAGTATGTCTACGCTTGATAAACTTAAGAGTAGTCTGAACTTGACTGGGGCCGCTAAAGGTTTAGAGAATATTAGTTCTACAGCCAATAAAATTGACATGTCAGTTTTGGGAAATGGTGTTGAAACAGTAAAGGCTAAATTCTCGGCTTTGGAAGTTATGGCAGTAACCACCCTTGCTAACATTACTAATTCGGCCGTTAATGCCGGTAAGAGACTTGTTTCCGCATTTACAATAGACCCGATTAAAACGGGTCTTAACGAGTATGAAACACAGATCAATGCCGTTCAGACAATACTGGCCAATACTCAGAGTAAAGGAACAACGCTCGATCAGGTTAATGATGCGTTGGATGAGTTGAACCATTACGCCGATATGACGATTTATAACTTCACTGAAATGACTCGTAATATTGGTACTTTCACGGCAGCAGGCGTTGATCTGGACACATCGGTTTCCGCAATCAAGGGTATTGCTAACTTGGCTGCTGTATCGGGCTCTACTTCTAACCAGGCATCCACTGCGATGTATCAGCTTTCTCAGGCGTTGGCCGCAGGTCAGGTGAAATTACAGGACTGGAACTCAGTTGTTAATGCTGGAATGGGCGGTCAGGTATTTCAGGATGCTCTGAAAGAGACAGCTCGTGTTCATGGAATTGCTATCGACGACATGATAAAGAAAGAAGGCTCATTCCGTGAAACACTTCAAAATGGATGGCTTAGTTCTGAGATTCTTACAGAAACACTTGCCAAATTTACAGGAGATCTGACCGAAGAGCAGCTCAAGTCAATGGGCTACACAGACAAGCAGATTGCAGAGATTCAGAAACTTGGTAAAACCGCCAATGATGCGGCTACGAAAGTTAAAACTTTCACACAGTTAATGGATACCTTGAAGGAAGCAGCTCTGTCTGGATGGACTCAAACATGGGAAATCTTGATCGGTGACTTCGAAGAAGCAAAAGAATTATGGACGAGTGTATCTGATGTATTTAGTGAGATTATTAATTCTTCTGCTGAAGCTCGCAATAATATGTTGCAGGGATGGGCCGATCTTGGAGGAAGAGAGGATCTACTCGAATCTTTTAAGAATATATTTGAGGCTATAGTTTCTGTCGTTAAGCCGATTAAAGAAGCTTTCAGAGAGATTTTCCCTCCAATAACGTCAAAGCAGTTATTTGCTCTGACAGAAGGTCTTAAAAATTTCACCGAGAAGTTAATACTTGGTGATAAGGCATCTGCCAATCTCAAATCCACATTCAAAGGCTTATTTGCGGTACTGGATATCGTTGAGCAGTTGTTTGTGGCAATACTCAAACCCGTACTCTCTTTGTTTTCAGGTCTCGACGATCTTGGTGGCGGTATTTTATCCGTAACTGGAAGTATCGGAGATTGGCTTGTTAAACTTGATGAGACGATAAAAAAGACCGACATATTTAACAAATGTGTGCAAGGAATAGTTGGCGTTGTAAAGTTTGTTGCTAACGCGATAAAGTCATTTATAAGCGTAATCAAAGAAAGATTCGAGTTAACCAGTTTCGAGGCACTTCAGAATCTTCTCGGTAGAGTTAAAGAGCGAATGTCATCACTTAGTGGTGTAGCGGACACCATGAAAGCTGGAATAGTCAAGGCATTGGACGCTATAGGTTCGGCTTTTGATAATTGTGATTTCTTCAAGCTCTTGGAAACATTGTGGGGTCTTATTAAGAAGGTAGGATCTGGGCTTGCAAAAGTTCTTGGAACATTAACAGGTGGACTTATAGATAAACTCGGCAATGCGAATTTTGATGGATTCTTTGATTTTGTTAACTCGTTACTCCTTGGCGGTATTGGTGTAGCCATTGCTAAATTTGTCAAAGGCTTCTCTGATATTACCAAATCGGTTTCAAGTTTCAAGGATAGTGCGATCGGAATTCTTGACGAAGTAAAAGGATGTTTCGAAGCTTATCAGACTCAGTTAAAAGCTGGAACACTTATGAAGATCGCAACCGCAATTGCTATTCTCGTAGGCGCTATTCTTGTACTGTCATTTATTGATAGCGATAAACTATCACAGGCAATAGGTGCAATAACAATGCTATTTGGTGAACTTGTTGGCTCAATGGCTCTGTTCACTAAATTCGGCGGAGATTTTAAAGGTGTAACAAAAGCGTGCACCGCTATGATAAGTATATCTTTGTCTGTTCTTATTCTGGCTGCGGCTCTCAAGAAAATCTCAGATTTAAGTTGGGAAGAACTCGGAAAAGGACTTGTCGGAGTTACCGTTATGCTTGGGGAAGTAGTCGGAGCAGCAATTCTTCTCTCTAAATTTGGCGGCAAAATAAAAGGTGTCGGAGTTCCGATGATACTTATAGCTGCTGCTTTAAAAATCCTAGCTTCGGTATGCAAAGATATGTCCGAACTTGGTTGGGAGGACTTAGCAAAAGGCGTTGTCGGAATAGGGGCAATATTACTTGAATTTGTGGGCTTCCAGGCGTTGCTTAAACTGATCAAGCCTAAGAAAATGCTGAGCTCAGCTCTTTCTTTGGTCCTTATTGGTGCCGCAATGGAGATATTTGCTGATGTATGCAAGAAATTCGGAAGCTTAGATTGGGGTGATTTAGCTAAGGCCGGTGCGGCTATTGGAGGCATACTAATTCTGGCTTCAGGTTTCGCTAAACTCGCCGGTATGGCTAAGAAGATGATGCGTAGCTCAGTGGCTCTCGTTATCATCGGAGCAGCAATGGAAATATTTGCCGATGTGTGTGATAAGTTCGGTGCAATTAAGTGGGAAGCTCTTGCCAAGACTGGAGCGGCAATGACTGGAATATTAGGTCTTTCTGCCGGGTTTGCAAAACTTGCTGGAATGTCTAATAAGATGCTTGGATCAGTTGTTAGCCTCACCATTATTGCGGCGGCAATGGAAATATTTGCTGACGTATGTAATAAGTTTGGTTCTATGGATTGGGAGTCCTTAGGTAAAGCAGGTGCAGCTATTGGGGGTATTTTGGCTCTTGCTGCTGGCTTTGCTTATCTTGCAGGACTTTCAGATGGAATCATAGGATCGTCTGTTGCTTTACTTATCATGGCAGCAGCGCTTGCCGTGTTTGCTCCGACACTAAAAACGTTAGGAGGCATGAAGTGGTCCGCAATAGCCAAGGGATTGATTGCTATAGCCGCTGCTTTTACAATTCTCGGAATCGCAGGTGCAATTCTTGGACCATTAGTTCCGTCAATCTTGGGACTCGCAGCAGCATTTGCACTTATAGGTGTAGGTGTTCTTGCTTTGGGCGCTGGTTTAACGCTGGCCGCAGTAGGAATAACTGCCCTAGCAACTGCTTTATCGGCAGGAGCAACAGCAATAGCGGCTGGTTTAACGGTATTAACCGTTGCAATAGCAGACTGCATTATCATACTTATTGAAAAATTAGGAGATGCTATAGTCGCATTTTGTAATGCAATCATTGAAGCAGCGCCAGCTATCGGCGAAGCCATAAAAGTCCTAATTCTTGAATTGATCAGTGTCATTGACGAATGCGCAATGCCACTTGTTAATTGCATTTTAAAACTCGCCGATCAATTGCTGGCATCACTTGTTGAATATGCCCCTCCAATTATAGATAAGCTTATGAGTTTTCTTATCCTTGTCATAGAGGGAATCGCTAACAGAATGCCTGAATTGATAGGAGCTGCAATGGATCTCATAGGTTCTTTCTTCCAAGGAATAGTACAGGCTTTAGGTAGTATGGACAGCGGTGCTTTGACTGAGATGATCGTCGGTGCAGGATTACTTGCAACTCTTATGTATGCGTTATCCGGTTTAGCCACTATTGCTCCTGGAGCGATGGCCGGAGTATTAGCAATGGGTGCTGTTATAGCAGAGCTTACTGGTGTTGTGGCGGCAATTGGAGCCATCGCTCAGATACCAGGATTGGACTGGCTGATAAACGAAGGAGGAAACCTACTTCAAGATCTCGGTACAGCCATCGGTAAATTTATTGGTGGTATTGTCGGCGGTATTGCGGAAGGAATAACAGCATCACTCCCTCAAATTGGTAGCGATATATCTGCATTCATGACTAATGCCGAAGGATTTATCGAAGGCGCAAAGAATGTAGACTCTAGTGTTATTGAAGGTGCCGGAATACTTGCTGGAGCTGTAATAGCATTAGGTGTTGCTGAATTTATAGAAGGTATAGCATCGATTATGTCTCTTGGATCCTCACTCGGTGATCTCGGAACGGACCTGTCCAATTTCATGGCAAATTGTGCTGGCTTCATCGAGGGAGCAAAGGGTATAGATCCAACTGCTATGGAGGGTGTAAAAACTCTTGCTGACGCACTGTTGGTTCTCACCGCAGCTAATCTGGTTGATCAAATAACATCTTTTATTTCCGGAAGTCATTCGTTAGCCGATTTCGGAGAGCAGTTGGCACCATTTGGTGAAGGTCTTAAAGCGTTTGGCGATTCCGTTCAGGGTGTTGATACAGAAGCTATACGTAATGCAGCAGATGCAGCACAAGCACTTGTTAGTGTGGCTAACGCACTCCCTGGAGAAGATGGATGGTTGCAGAAAATCTGTGGCGAGAAGAGTGTAGCATCATTTGGTGATAAATTACCCGATTTCGGTGATGGACTCAAAAAATTTGCAGAATCTGTTAAAGATATTGATACTGAATCAATAAGGGGTGCAGCAGATGCGGCACAAGCACTTGTCGATGTAGCAAATACGCTTCCTAAAGAAGATGGTGTATGGCAGTCATTGGTTGGTGAAAAGAGTATAGCTAATTTTGGTGACGAGCTTGAGCTGTTTGGTGATAGTATAAATAGATTTAGTTCTTCAGTAGAGGGACTTAATGTTGAACCGATGAAAACCGCTTCTAATGCAGCGCAAGCACTTGTTGACTTAGCAAATAAACTTCCTAAAGAAGACGGTGTATGGCAAAGTTTGATTGGTGAGAAGAGCCTTGGTAATTTCGGTGACGAACTTGAGTCATTCGGAACAAGCCTACACGGATATTCAAACTCTATTACAACAGGAACTGGAATCAATGGCGAGGCGATAGATACTTCTATTAAGGCCGCTAAGTCATTAGTAAAGCTGGCAGAATGGCTTGATGATCATGATTACGATGAGGTCAAGGACTTCCCTGATGCACTTATAACTCTCGGAACTAGCCTTAACGCCTATTCATCCGAAGTAAAAGAAGTAAACCAGTACACAATTGAAGGGTCTGTTAATTCTATAAAAAAAGTTGCAAACATGATCAAATACCTTAACGGTATAGATTATTCAAACGTAAATGTATTACCAGAAAATCTCACCGATCTCGGCAAGAAGCTCAAGGCATTTTCTATGTCTGTAGCCGGAATAGACGCAAATCAGGCTACTGCTTCTGTAACAGCATTGAGACAGATACTACATGCGTTAGCCGATATGAAAAATACGGATTTCTCTGTCATAGAGACATTCAACAGCTCGCTTAAAAAGATAAGCAAATCAAGTGTTGATAATTTCATCAACGCGTTTAAGGGCGCTAATACTAAAGCCGTTAATGCAGCTAAAGGCATGATTGATAACTTAGTAAGAGGATTTACACTTAACAGCGGTAAAGTTAAGACCGCCTCATCCAAGGCAGTTCAGGATGCAATAAAGGGTGTTGAATCTAAGCAATCCGCTTTTGCAACTGCTGGCACCAAACTTATGAGTAATCTTGCTAAGGGAATTAGTCAGAAGACTGGTTCAGTTACTACTGCCGTGAGAACTGCGGTTTCTAGTGCATGTTCGGCAATCTCAAGCCAGTATACGGTTTTTTACAATCAAGGAACCTACTTAGGCGCAGGTCTTGTGCTCGGTATCAACTCAAAGCAGCAGGCAGCTTATGACGCGGGTTATGCTCTGGGTCAAAAAGCGGCACAGGGTGAGAAGGATGGTCAGAAGTCTAACTCGCCATCAAAACTTACAATTCAGTACGGTAAATGGCTTGGCGAGGGTCTGGTAATCGGTATTGAAAAGATGGGTAAATCTGTTTACAGTGCCGGTTATAATATGGGCGAAACAGCAACAAACACAATATCTAAAGCGGTTTCCAGAATCTCAGATATGATGGATACTAGCATCGATAGTCAGCCAACAATTCGTCCTGTTGTTGACCTTAGCAATGTTCAGTCAAGTGCTGACACAATCAATGGTATGTTTGGCATAAATCCGTCAATCGGTCTATTGTCAAACGTCGGAGCCATAGATTCTATGATGAACGCTTCACTTCAAAATGGAGCAAATGATGATGTCGTTTCTGCTATTAACAAACTTAACAAGAATCTTGAGAATGTTGGAGGAAATTCGTACGTCATCGATGGCATCACATATGATGATGGAAGTAACATTACAGATGCTGTTCAGTCTCTGGTAAGAGCAGCACGAGTAGAAAGGAGGGTGTAAAATGGCTACCTATACTGTCAAAAAGGGCGATTGCCTTTGGACTATAGCCGAAGAGAAACTCGGAAGCGGTCTGAAATGGAAGGCGCTCGCAAAGGTAAATAATATATCGGAGAGTAACCCGGTTATTTATCCAGGACAGGTTCTTAATCTGGATATCAGTGGAAGTTCTTCTGGAACAACCACAACAAAGAAGAAGAATACGTCTAATAAACCGACTATTCAGTATTTCGGTGTACAGGCAGGAACTGACTCGACGATATTTGCAACTTGGTCTTGGGATAAGAGCCATACTGACAATTATAAAGTAATGTGGTATTACGATACCGGTAACAAAGTATGGTTCGTGGGTAACGACGGCACAAGCGAATATAAACAGAGCACTTATAGTGCCCCGTCAAATGCTAAGCGAGTTAAGTTTAAAGTTAAGGCCATTTCTACAAAGCACACGGTTAACAAGAAAGAGGTCTCTTATTGGACCGGTAACTGGTCTACCGAGAAGATCTTTAATATGAGCAACACCCCTCCTGTAGCTCCATCAGCTCCGAGTGTGGAAATCAAAAATTACAAGTTAACAGCAACCCTTGATAACCTTGATGTAAATGCTACTGAGATTCAGTTCCAAATCGTCAAGGATGACAAGAAAGTATTTAAGACTGGCAAAGCAAAAATAGTAACAGCGCATGCTTCATACTCCTGTACTGTTACTGCTGGTTCAAAATACAAAGTTCGTGCCAGATCTGTTAAGGACGGAAAGTACAGTGATTGGTCTGATTATTCAAGCAATTCTGAGACGGCACCGTCCAAACCATCTGGTATAACAACATGCCGGGCCAATTCAAAGACCTCGGTCTATTTGGCTTGGTCAAAAGTAGCAAATGCTACAAGCTATGACATTGAATACGCAACAAAGAAAAGCTATTTCGATGGCTCTGATCAGACCACAACAATAAGCAATGTTGAATTTACACATTACGAGAAAACTGGTCTTGAAACCGGACAGGAATACTTCTTCAGAGTAAGAGCAGTAAATGACAGTGGTAAATCAGGTTGGACAGCGGTTAAATCGGTTACTATCGGTAAACCTCCGTCCGCCCCGACCACTTGGTCATCTACAACCACTGCAATCACAGGCGATCCGTTGAACTTATATTGGGTTCATAACGCTGAAGATTCATCGAAGCAGACATATGCTGATCTGGAGTTATATATCAATGGAGTCAAAGAGACTCATACGATAAAAAAAGAGACACCAGAAGATGAAGAAGAAACAACGAGTGTATATTCAATTGATACTTCGACGTTTGCGGAGGGAACAACGATTAAATGGAGAGTTAGAACTGCCGGTATCACCAAGGAATACGGCGACTGGTCCGTTCAGCGAACAATTGATATTTATGTTCCTCCTACAATGTCAATTAATCTGACTGATTCGGCAGGTACGCTTATCGAAAACCTCACAACATTTCCACTTTATATTCGTGGCGAAGCCGGACCAAGCTCGCAGACACCCATTGGGTATCACGTGGCTATAACATCTGGAGAAGCTTATGAAACAGTGGATCGTGATGGTAATCCAAAACTCGTGAATAAGGGAGAAGAGGTTTACTCTAAGAACTTTGATACGAACGAGCAGCTATTGATCGAACTCTCTGCTGGTAACATTGACTTGGAGAACAATGTCACTTACACGGTTACTTGCACGGTTACTATGAATTCCGGTTTGTCTGCTGAAGACACCGCCGAGTTTAAGGTGGCTTGGGAAGACGATCAGTATGCGCCAAATGCCGAGATAATTATTGACGGTAATGATTTGACGGCAAGCATAAGGCCGTATTGCCTCGACGAGAATGACGAGTTGATCGAAGGATTAACCCTGTCTGTTTATCGAAGAGAGTATGACGGCACATTTACAGAAATAGCATCAGGACTTAATAACACCAGCAACACGTATGTAACAGATCCGCATCCGTCCTTAGACTTTGCGAGATATAGAATAGTTGCGGTGACAAATTCTACCGGAGCAGTAAGCTATTACGACGTTCCGGGTGTTCCTGTTGACGAAAAAGCTGTAATTATTCAATGGGAAGAAGACTGGTCATCATTTGACACAACAAATGAAGATAAGTTATTTGAACCAACATGGGCGGGATCAATGCTGAGACTGCCTTATAACATCGACGTGTCCGATAAGCATAGTTCAGATGTTGAACTTGTTAAGTACATCGGACGTAGACACCCCGTAAGTTATTATGGAACACAATTAGGCGAGTCAGCTACTTGGAATGTTGATATTGAGAAGGACGACAGTGAGACACTGTATGCACTTCGCAGGTTAGCTATATGGATGGGAGATGTTTATGTGAGAGAGCCTAGTGGCAGTGGCTATTGGGCTCACATCTCTGTTTCATTTAAGCAGACGCATTGTAATTTAACAATCCCAGTAACACTGGACATAACGAGAGTAGAAGGAGGTATATAAGATGCCAGATTGGTCTGCGTCAATGCAGCAGACATTCGAGTATTATGTGGTGGATCCAATAACATGGAGAGACACAGAAAAGATCACAAATGTCAAGTCTTGCTCAATCAGTAGAGATTCTGATGCAGAGACACTAGGTTCTGCAAGTATAGACGTGACCGATTCCCTTGGAGAATGTTATATACGAGCATACCTCATTACAATTCAAAATGGAGTTACTGAGAAGTTTCCTTTGGGCACTTTCTTGGTTCAGACTCCATCATCAAGCTTTAACGGTAAGATACGTAATGTTTCAATGGATGCTTATACTCCATTACTCGAATTAAAAGAGAATCCGCCTCCACTCGGTTACTCCTTGATGAAAGATGAAAACATCATGGATATCGCATACAGGCTTACACGAGAGCATGTTAGAGCTCCTGTCGTTGAGACTAAGTGTGATACTAAACTGAGTTATGATTTCGTGGCGGACACAAACGATACCTGGCTGTCATTCTTAATTGACTTGATAGCCAACGCAAAATATTCATATGGGCTGGATGAACTTGGTCGTATTCTCTTCACACCGAAGCAGGATACGGCCTCTTTACAGCCGGTATGGACTTACAACGACGATAACAGCTCTATATTATTACCTGATTTTAGTATGGACCACGATCTCTATGGCATCCCAAATGTCGTAGAAGTGGTCTATTCTAATAATTTAGGAACACTATACTCAAGAGTCGTAAATGATGATGAGAATAGCCCTATCTCAACGGTTAATAGAGGGCGTGAAATAATACATAGAGTTACCGACCCAGAGTTAGCCGGAAACTCTTCTCAAAGGCAGATAGATGAGTATGCGGAGCAGTTGCTTCGTAATTTGTCATGCCTTGAATACACGGTGACTTATACACACGGCTATTGCCCAGTAAGGCTTGGTGATTGTGTGAGACTTAATTACACAAGAGCAGGCATAACTGACATGAAAGCTAAAGTAATAAGTCAGTCAATTAAATGTACATCTGGATGCCAGGTGACAGAGAAGGCAGTCTTTACTAAGAAATTATGGAGGTGATATTGGCATGGCTCTATCTAGTGAATTGATATCTCAGTTTGTCAAAGCAACAAAAGATGACAGTAGCAACGATAACAACGAATCTACTGTTTACGGTACTGTGAAGGAGTATAACGGTAAAAAGTATGTGCAGCTTGATGGCTCTGATTTACTTACTCCAATAAGTTCTACGACAGATACAAAAGCCGATGAGAGAGTCACTGTCATGATCAAGAACCATACTGCCACAGTTACCGGTAATATTTCATCTCCAGCAGCGAGAACCGATGATGTCCAAGAGATTGGCAGTAAGATATCTGAGTTCGAGGTTGTTATAGCAGACAAGGTAGATACGAAAGAGCTTAATGCGGAACGAGCTAGGATTGATAATCTGGTTTCTGAGAATGTAATTATTCGAGGAGAGCTCGATGCCAATACAGCAAACATCAAAGAGCTAACCGCCGATAGTGTAAAAGTTAATGATACACTTACGGCTCATAAAGCAGACATCGAGGATCTTCAGGCTAAGAACGCCACTATTGAGGGAACACTCACTGCTCATAAAGCTAGTATTGATGACTTGACAGCAGATAATGTGACTATTAACAGTACGTTAAATGCTCATAAAGCTAATATTGACGACTTAACGGCCGACAATGCGACTATTAAAGGTAACTTGACAGCGGCAGAAGCAAACATTGAGGATCTGAAAGCTAATAAGTTGTCTGCAACAGATGCTGATCTGAAGTATGCGAATATTGACTTCACTAACATCAATCAGGCAGCGGTAGAGAAGATATTCTCTGATTCAGGTATTATCAAAGACCTGATCGTAAGCGAGGGTAAGATTACTGGTGAATTGGTCGGCGTTACTATTAAAGGTGACCTGATTGAGGGTAATACTATCGTTGCGGATAAGCTTGTTGTGAAAGGTTCGGATGGTCTTTATTACAAACTTAATACTGATGGTGTTACCACTGAGTCTGAGCAGACTGAGTATAATAGTCTCAATGGCACAGTCATTCAAGCTAAGTCAATCACTGCAACAAAGATCGCCGTTGATGATTTGGTGGCATTTGACGCTACTATTGGTGGATTTAATATCACTGAATCATCAATATATTCGGGAGTAAAGAACTCTGTTAATAATACGACTCGTGGAATTTATATGGATAACGAGGGGCAAATAGCTTTCGGAGACGGCAGTAACTATCTGAAATACTACAAAGATACGGACGGAAGTTACAAGCTTGCGATATCTGCACGAAGCATCAAAATGGGTGCCAGTGGCAAGAATGTCGAAGAGGCTATTAATGACGTCAAAGCCGACATAGACAACGTACGAGACGAAATTACAACACTTCTTAGGATAGAATCATCAAGAGGTACTGTATTTAAAAGTGATCGGGTGGCTACTGTCTTATCCGTTGTGCTATATCACGGAAAACAGAGAATAACCGATAGCGCCACCATGAAACAAGTATTCGGTGACAAGGCATACTTGCAGTGGAAATGGCAGAGGCTGGATGACGAATCATTCGGAATCCTATCATCTTCAGATTCAAGATTTGGGGATAATGGATTTACATTTACTTTATCGCCAGATGACGTAGATACAAAAGTTACGTTTATGTGCGAATTGATGGTTTAAGTAAAACGTTAATAAACAGATCCTTCCTCTAGCAATGAGGTTGGGTCTTTTTAATTTTAAAGAAAGAAGGAATTCAAAATGGCAATTAAGGCAGCAGATCAGTTGACGATTATCGACGTAACCGACGCGTATTCAGTCATGCTGACAAGTGAAGCATACACATTCGTAGGTGGAACTGGTGGAGTAGCTTCCGGCCAAACTTGTACAACGGAGGCAGTGGCATTCTGCGGAACAAATCAGTGTACATCGGTTAATGTAACAGCGGCAGATATTGTTTGTCCAACAGGTATCAGCGCAGCCGTTACAAACAGCGGAACATCTAAGGTTAAGATCTCATTTACTACCACAGCCACGATTTCAGCGGCTTGCGAGGCTACTATTCCTGTAGTAGTTGACGGTATCACGATGAATAAGAAGTTCTCTTTCGCTGTGGCTAAGGCAGGTACTAATGGCCAAAACGGTACTTCCGTAACAGTATCATCGACCTCAATAACATACCAGGTTGGTACCAGCGGAACAACAAAACCAACTGGAGAATGGTCAGCAACAATTCCTACTGTCGCTAAAGGCCAGTATCTCTGGACTAAGACAGTCGTTAAGTATTCTGATGGTAAGTCGACAGAAGCATATAGTGTTTCTTATCAGGGAACAAACGGTCAAAATGGTCAAAACGGTACATCTGTTACCGTATCTTCGACATCTGTAACGTATCAGGCAAGCTCAAGCGGCACAACTACTCCGACTGGTACATGGGGCACTTCGGTTCCAAGTGTATCAAATGGACAGTTCTTGTGGACTAAAACTGTCGTAACTTATTCGGACGGTAAGTCAACTACTTCATATAGTGTCTCGTACAAAGGAACCAACGGTATGAATGGTACAAATGGTGCGGATGCTATTACAGTAACGATAACATCTTCGAACGGCACAATCTTTAAGAATAACTCTGGCTCCACAGTGCTTACAGCTCATGTATTCAAAGGCGCTGTCGAGCAGTCCATTACTGATGCAGGTGTCGTAGCAGGTAGTCTCGGTACTATCAAATGGTATAAGGGTACTAGCACAACAGCAATTGCTACTGCTAAGACTCTCACAGTCGCAGCTACAGACGTACTTAATTCCCAGGTATATACTTGCCAGCTTGAATAGGAGGTGTTAAGCAATGGCAGTAAAAGCCAAAGCAGAGATAACACTCTCTCGAATTATAGATATTGAATCTGTAACTCGGTACTACTTACTTCAGTCTTCAACAGCGAGTGCGCCGTCCAAACCGACGGCCAACCCGCCTGGAGGTAACTGGAAAACAACAGAGCCATCCTATACATCAGGCTCTACTAACACATTATATTTTGTCGATCTAACCGTCATGACAAACGGTACGTTCAGCTATTCAGCAGTCTCTAAGTCTAGTAGCTATGAAGCAGCCAAAGAGGCCTGGAATAAGGCTAATAATGCTCAAAATAGTATTGATAATTTGCAGGTTGGAGGTAGGAATCTCATTCTCAACTCCGATGTTTGGAAATTAAACGGTTCCGTAGCAAAAGGCATAACCAAAGAAGTGAATGATGGAGTTTTAAAGATCATATCTGCATCCGGAAACGGTAACTGGTGTAGTTTCAGTAGAAAAAACGTCATAGAAGATAACTTAAACGAAGGCGATCCATTTACGTTCTCAATTGAGATTAAGTCAGAAGATGGAACTAAACCCCCAGCTATATACTTCAAAAGTGGCATGGGGTATTACTCAATGAAAGGAACCGTATCATCTGAATATTCTTGGATTTATTATACAGGAACTTGGAAGAAGACAAATGATATATCTTTTAATTTTGGATGGAATGCTTCAATAGGAACCTATTATATTCGAAAAATTAAACTCGAAAAAGGCAACAAACCAACAGACTGGACTCCTGCTCCTGAAGATATGGCCACATCAGATGCTATTACAGCGGTAAATACGGCCATGGATAACCTCGCTGATCAGGTTGATACTCGTATCACAGCTACAGAAACAGATATAGACGCTGTTAATCAGGTCATTTCAAACTTGATTGTCGACGAGAATGGCGGCTCATTAATGAAACAAACGACCGATGGTTGGGTCTTTTCAATGGCAGAAATAATGGGGCAAGTACAGCAGGCAACTGATGACTTAAAGACTCTCGAGGGTAATCTCGACGACCAAGGCGGTAGTATTGATGCGTTGCAAAATGCGGTAAACACTTTGGAGACATTGACGAGTTATGTTCGTATTACTACCGAAGGAGACGAGCCTTGTATTGAACTCGGCAATCACGGAGCATTCAAAGTTCGTATCACGAATACGTCAATCGACTTTATGGACGGTACTTCAATACCTGCCTACATAAACAATCAGTCTCTCAAAATAGATAAGGCTGAGGTAGAAAACGAGCTTGCATTCGGAAAATTTGCATTCAAAGAACGAGATAACGGAAATATGGGATTAATTTGGAAGGGGTGATAATCCGTCATGGCAACATTAAAAACCGCACAATTTGGTAGCGGAACTTGTCCTCAGGCGCAGCTTGATGTAACAGTATCGAGTAATACTGCGACGACGGCTACATTATCCTGGACTCTTAAGTGGGTTACTCATGGATACACAGTATCGGCAAGTAATAGTAAAAGCTACACTGTAAAGATAAACGGTTCGACAGTCAAGAGTGGTACTTTTGCTATTAACGGTAAAACCACCCAAACAATAACAAGCGGTACGGTAACGATAAATAAAGGCACGGCAACCAAGTCAATTCCTTTGTCGTTATCTTTTGATATGTCGTATTACTGGGGTAGCACGTATGGCGGCACAAAAACTGCTTCCGGATCAATCTCGGTTGGCGCAAAGACATCATATAAGATTTCTTACAACGCTAATGGCGGTTCTGGTGCACCATCTTCTCAGACAAAATGGCATGGTACTGACATAAAACTCTCGACCACAAAACCATCAAGAACGGGCTACACATTTTCAAAATGGAATACTAATGCTTCCGGAACCGGTACTTCGTATAACTCAGGAGCTACATATACTGCTAATGCAGCGACAACTCTGTATGCCGTATGGAATCAGATTACGTATACCATTTCTTACAACGCTAATGGTGGTTCTGGTGCACCATCTGCTCAGACCAAGAAGCACGGAACGGCTTTAACGCTCTCTACAACCAAACCAACTCGTACAAATTACACATTCAAAGGCTGGGCTACGTCTTCAACTGGAGGCGTGGCTTATTCTGCTGGTGGAAGGTACACGGCAAACGCTAAAGTCACATTGTATGCGGTTTGGGAATTGACATATACAAAACCGGTTATTTCAAGTCTTAAAGCGATTCGTTGCGATTCAGAAGGTACCGCCGTAGAGACTGGCACTTATGCAAAAGTCACATTTAATTGGTCAACGTGCACTGTCACGGGAAATACGGCGACTGTCTCAGCCATTAAGATAGCATGGGGCAGCACGAGTGTCTCTCCAACAGGAAGCGGATCGAGTGGAAGTGTATCCCAGGTAGTTGGTGCAGGAGCGCTTAGCGTTGATAGCTCATACACAATTACTGTAACGGTAACCGATAGCAAAAGCGGAGCAACAAGTAAGACCATAACCCTTGGGGGTACAAAATTTCCTATCGACTTTAAATCGGGAGGATCCGGAGTATCCATAGGTAAACCAGCAGAGCTTGCCAGCGTATTTGATGTGAATTATAAGGCTATATTTAGAGCCGGGTCTGATGCCTCATCTAGTACCGCCAATGCGGGAAATGTTATAATCGGAGATCCTGCTGGCTTGCATTTGGCTATTGATGGAAACGAAATCATGGCTAAGAGTGACGGCACCAGCGCTGGAAATCTATACATACAGGGTGATGGTGGACTACCGTGTCTCGGTACAAATATGGCTCAAGTTGGATATGCTCGTTTTAATAATCAGTGGATAGGTCTTTATCCGTCATACACTGATGCTAGAAGCAACACAAACCGAAAAGGCTATATTGGTCATGATGCTGGTGATGATCTAAAGATATATAACGAAGTATCTGGAGGATGCATATCGACAAATGTAACCTTGCAAACCGCAGGCACATTCAGATTGAATGCGGCATACTCGACTTCTACTTCTTTGAACTGTCGATGGAAAGACGGTCTGATACATGACTTGATAAACCGTAGTTCTGACGGACTTAGTAGCTATATCGGACCAGTATCGACTAGCGACAGCATGAAAAGTGTAACCAACATAAGAGGTTATACTGTTCGTCTGTACAACCACGGAGGCGGTACATATCTCGGCTCTAGTGGAAGTACGGCAATCACCTCAGATAAGAATCTCAAAAAAGATATTTATGATCTGAGTGATAAGTATGTCGAATTCTTCATGAAGCTGAGACCTGTAACTTACAAGTACAATGCCAAGGAGAATATCGGTCACAGAGATCACTTAGGCTACATAGCTCAGGAGGTTGAGGATGCACTTACTACAAGTGGTCTGACCACCGAGCAGTTTGCTGGTATATGTATCGAGAAAGATGTAACACTTGACTTCGAGGAGGATTCATCTCTGACCGATAAAGAGCGTGAGGCTAATAAGATACATTATGACAAGTTATATTCTCTGAGATATGAAGAGTTCATTGCCTTGAATACTCATATGATTCAGCAGGCATACAAAAAGATAGAAGAACAACAGACTGAGATTGATGATCTTAAAGCAAGATTATCAAAATTAGAAAGTATGATGGGAGGACTGAAGAATGAATAAGAAATTTTGGAAAGCAATTGCAGTACGTGCAATCCGTACAGTCTGCCAGACAGCTGTAGCGTTGATTGGAACCGCGACATTCGTTGAAGACGTAAACTGGGTTGCAATTACATCCGCCTCACTCTTATCTGGCGTGGTATCCGTACTGACGTCTATCGCCACCGGACTGCCTGAAGTAGATAAGTAGTAGGTGATACCAATGGAATTCACAATAACATCTAACCAAATTATTGCTATTTGTACTCTTATAGCGGGTCTTTGGGGGGTTTGGAAGATTATCAAAGAAATCAAAAAGCCAAACAAAGATCTCAAAGAAACCGTAGAAAAGCATGATATTCTTCTCGACAATGATAATAAGCGACTCAGGGCGATAGAAGACTCAAACAAGATGATTCTTCAATGTTTGTTGGTCATTATAAATCATGACATTACCGGAAACGGTATTGAGAAGATGAAAGAAGCGCGAGAAGAATTGCAAGAGTTTCTCATTAATAAGAATTAAAGAAAAAAGGCTCCGTCACTACGACAGGGCCTTTTTCTTTTTTTTGCTTGAAATATTTGACTGGGGGTGTCTTGCTATCTTTTACTTTCAAAAATCTTTGTAAAAAAAACTTGATTCATATTTATACGAGTTAAATTACCTCTTCCATCCGGAAAAGTTTGATAATCGCCTTTGGTGTACTCATGTAGAATAATTTCCATAGTATACTCATCTTCTTCGTTTACGGATCTTGTAACGTAATTGTCCTTGTCCATGAAATATCGAATTTCATATTTTTTCATAACCAATCCTCCTTTTTTAACTCTCATAAAAAGGTATTTTCTTCCAAATGTCGAATAATAGGATATGAGGAGGTGAAGGGCAATGGATAAAAAATTGATGGCTAATGTAACCCGTTTGGCCACGAAGAGTCTAGATTTAGAAATTAAGACCAGAGTTTTAACGGATTTGTTAGTGAGAAATGGTTTCGTTACGCATGAGGAATTTAAAGAGATGTGTGACAACGTTGAAAATGCGGAACTGCCCGGGACTAGAAATGAGCTAAACGAATTACTTTCCGACCTCAGTAAATAAAGAAGGAGCCCTTGTTACGGGGCTCTTTTTCTTGTTCAAAACCTTGATATATCGCTTTCGGTATCATGTATATCCCTATGAACCGGGGCTTAAATGATTCCTAAATTAATCACACTTAAGCTCAATGGTTATTTTATAAGGAGGATTATAGTATTTTGTACCTTTTGAGGATTGCATGTTATATTTCTCAGCATTCTCTTTTGTGATCTGCACAATTGGATCACGTTCGTACACTATCTTAGAAATTACCGTTTTTAGATATTGGTTCTTCGTTTTAGCATCCAATTCAGCATCTTCTAATATTCTCAGAGCATCTTTAGTCTTTATTAATTCGTCTCGATAGTTGATATGCTTCGGAGCCGAATCTTTGGCTTTATCTAATGCTTTATTTACTTCCTCTTTTTCTTTTAGCACTTTCTCGTTAAGCTTAGCAAAAATGTGTTGAGGAAGTCTCTTATTAGGATCTGGATCATATTGAGCCTCCCATTGTTCTATTTCTTTCTTTTCAAGGTCGGCAAGTTGTTTTGTAAGCCTCGTGATCAGGTCCCTATGAAGCTTTAGGGAATCGTCTTGGTCATTCTCGATACGAACCTCAAAATCGTCTATACAGTCTCTGAGAGCCTTACAGACATACTCAAACACTTCACTATATTTTACAGAGCCTGATTTACAGTGAACTTGGTTATTACATACGAGTTTAGGTGGGGCATATTCAACACCGTGTCTAGTGTAAGTATTATATCCTATCTTAGAACCGCATTTCTTACAGAACATAATTCCACTGAATGGGTTTTTAAGAGTTAGATCTCTACGGGTTCTATGGCGTTTACCTCTTATTTCACGAGCTCTGTTAAATTGTTCTTCTGAGATAATAGCGTCATGTTTTCCTTCGAACAATAAAAATTCGTCTACTTTTGCTTTAGGGCGTAACTTCTTAATCTCCTGGTCTTCTATTATTTTCACAGTTTTCCGCCAATTCCAACGTGTGCAGCCAATGTAATGATGATTTTCCAAGATACTGAAAATCATGCTTGGTTTCCAGATGCTCTGACCGGTCTTAGTCTTAGCACCTATATCTTCAAGTCTTCTACAAATTGCTGTAACACCTATGTCCTCTTCACAATACCAATTAAAGATCATACGGACTATATCTGCTTGGTCCTTACGTTCGATTAGAGTGTGGTATGATTTCTTACCATCAGCTTCAAATTTCTCAATACGGTCGAACCCATAAGGAGCCGTTGATCCAATATAGTTACCATCTTTAACACTTGCTAATCTACCACGAGCTTGTATCTTCTTGAAATACTCAAGATATTCATTACCCCGTTTAAGTTCGCGTTCGAATGCGTCCCTATCATACTCATCTCGCAAGTCATATATTTTCATAGGTGTGATTACGAATGTATTTGTGTATCTGAGCAATCGTATGAGCCTACCAGCATCCTCGAGATCGCCACGACTTAAACGCTGTACCTCTACAACAATTATAGCTTTAACTGCTGGGTTCTCTATATCCTTGAGTAAACGAGTTATCTCCGGACGGTCTTTAAGCGATTCGCCACTTGCTACTTCCATATATTTGTTCTCTTCCGGTATTGGGCCGCCAAGATATTTAACAGCATATTCTTCTACAATCTTACTGTGCTTCTCAAGTATTTCGTCGGTTGAGAGTAAAGGGTCGTCCGTACGCGACTTTCTTCCGTACTCTTTTACTTCATAATTGTAAAACTTTGGATATTCTTTATACATTCTGTTCTTCCTTTCTATGATGTACTACCAGGGATTAAGTCGGCATCACCTCCTTCGCGTTATTTTCATCTCCTATTATGAAGAAAGGAGTGATATTTAATGGACGAATTAAAAAAGATCAACAGTAAAATTGCAGCGAAACAAATCAGAAGGATTGCGGGTGGAATTGGGTCTATGATTCTCGGGACTATACTAATTGCAAAATTTATGTATCAGAAAGGAATCACAGATTGCCAAATAAACATTAGCAAAGAATTTCCAGATGAGTATGCAGCAATGACAGAAAAGGTCATAAAAACATTCGAAAAACATTAAACGCAATGAATCGAAGGAGTCCTAACAAGGGCTCTTTCTTTTATTTTTGTCTCTGTGAAATCAAGAATCTGCCATACTCCATTAATTTCTCATGCTCCTCATCAGTAAAAGGGTCCATACCAAACGTCTTATGCCAAGCTTCAACGTGTCTTACATAAGCCTCATTCACTGAGTAATATACTGACTCCTCTTCGCCATCTGATATTTTAGTGGAGATCATCTCTTTAGAGTTCCACCCCATCAAATGAGCTGGCGTTGTATCCAATGCCTCTGCGAGTGGATTGAGAATACTTAATGGTAAATTCTCGATATCGCCATTCTCATATCTATATACTGTAGTTCTATTTTTGCCTAGCTTTTCAGCAAGATCATCAATCGACATACCTCTCTTCGTTCGTAAATTCTTTATTCGTTTTCCTATAGACATTATCTTGTCTCCTTTCTGACAAAACTTATCATATATTAATATTTGCATACGTGCAAACAAAAAGCAAACCTAGATTAAAATATTTGCATTTTATGCGAAAAAAATGTATTGACAGAAAAATTGGAATGGTGTTATCTTTTAGATGTTGCATGAAACGCAACCGGAAAGAGGTGTATGCATTGGATGCAAATAAAATAATTTTTAAGATTTTTGAGAAGAGTTTACATGTTGATACAGCTGCTGAACTATACAAAAAGATTTCTCGTAATGAAGAGATAACTATAGGTGATGTACTAAAACTGAAAGAACTCCTGAATCTTACCAATGTAGAGGCAATTGATATTTTCTTATCTTAGAGGTGTTTGTATATGAAAACATACAGATTTAAAAACGCTATTGTGCACGTTCATGGAAAGGTGAGTAAGGAAAGACTTGAAAAAGCCACTATCAAACTCGTAAAAGGCTCCCAGAGATATAAGAGAGGAGCGAAGAAGTAATGGCAACAATGATTCGTCCTGAGGTTTCTAAAGATAATAAATACTGGATTGATAAGCATCGTCATTACGAGCTTAAACATTTTTGCTTGCAGTATCCCGAATGGAAGAAAGAATACAGACGGAATCCTGGAATCCCATCTTCTTTAGTAGATAGATTGGCGAGTGATAATATCCCAGGAGATCCAACAGCAAAGCATGCAATGCGAAAGCTCTATTGTCTCGAACGAATTAAGCTTATTGAGCGTATTTCGAAAGAGGCGGATGAGGATTTGCATGATTATATTTTAAAAGCAGTGACAGAAGGGCTGTCTTATACATATTTAAAATCACAAATGAACATACCTTGTAGCCGAGACACTTATTATGACAGATACAGACGGTTTTTCTGGCTGCTGAATGAATCAAGAGATTAAGGAGAGATAAACATGAGAAGTAGAACAAAAATTGAGATCAGAAATAAGGCTAGATTAATACATTGTCTTGCCGCTATTTTGGAGTATGATGCGGAAAACCTTAAAAATGATGCAAACTTATGTCATCCGGACGACCTATTCCGAACTATACGAGATACAAAGGATACATTGCAGAATATCGCCGATACGATAACTGAAATCGAGTACGAGTTATATTTAGATTCGCGAAATAAACATGTACCTTTATGAAGAAATTAAAAGGAGGTTTTTATCATGAAAAAATTTTTCACAGAATGGTGGGATATTCAGAGAGAAGAAAGAGCTATGGAGAAGGCATACATGAAGAAACACGGTAAAGGTGTTGTCTTACTGAATGCATCTCTTATAGCGGTTCCTATCGCTGCAATGGCCATTTATGGAAAAGTTAAAAACAAAGATAAAAAGAAAGAGCAAATTTCTGAAGGAGAGGAGTCCTAATTTAGGATTCCTTTTCTTTTTGCTCGCATTAAAAACATACTCCTTTATGAGGAAACTCATACATATTTTTAAGGAGGAATTTATATATGGCAAGAATAGTAAAAGTAAAGGATTTACCAAAAAAGAAGACAACGACGAGGAATAGCTTGCAGATATTGCTTGGGGAATTCTACGAGAGTGATGCTATATTCGGAAAATACGAATACAGCGAAAACAATTACGTAGATGTCCACAGTGCTGCAAATGCACTTCGCGTGGCTGCTAAAAGAGGTAAATTTCCAATCAAGATTCACCAGAGAGGAAATGAAGTTTATCTTGAAAAGGTAAGAGTTTAAAAGGATTGCCCTACATGGGCTTTCCTTTTTCTTTTATCCTAGATTAAATTTTATCTAAGCTAGCTTAAATTCCGTACGTGGGTGACGACAAATGATGTTATTTTTGTAATGTCGAAAAAATCCCGGGTTGGAATTTTTGAAAAACATTTTAGAAAGGAGGGTTTTAGTTGGATATTTTGACACTGATTATATCCTGTGCGGGTATGTTCTTCTGCGGTTTTGTTGCTGGTTCAATATTCGAGGCTACTAGAAATAGAGCTAAAAACAAGCCGGTTGGTACACTCAAGGTCAACAATTCTGATCCGGACGGTCCATATTTATTTTTGGAATTGTCGACTTACCCAGAAGACATAATGCAAGAAGAGTATGTCACCATGAAAGTCGAAACGCGAGAGTAGCACGTTCTTTTATGGAACGATTAGTTCACAATATTTTTAGGAGGAATCGAAATGGACAAGATTCAGAAAAGGCACGATGAAGAGTTGAACAGAATGTACGATAAGCTGGCAAATTTGGAGCCAGGTTTAGACGAGTACGAGAAAATGTTGGCAGAGATTGCGAAGGCAACAAACGTAAGAAACGAATCTAAGAAGGTTGGAAATGAAAAGAAAGACCTTATGATTAAGATCGGTACAGTTGCTGCTGGAGTGCTCCTGACACCAATTATTGATACCGTCTGCAAACGTAGCTTAGCTGGATTTATCGGCAAAGTCGAACAGATGGAGACTTTCACATCGACGCCAGGAAGAAGCATGTCTAGTTGGTTCAAGTGGAAGAACTGAACTGATTAATTTAAAGGAGGACGCTAAGGAAACTTGGTGTCTTTCTTTTTCTTTTCGAGCGTAGTGAGAAATGGTGAGTATCACGAACTCGCGAAATTAACAAGGGGTATTATGAAGAGAACGATGAAAGAGGAATCACGGGATGATTCAGGGAGAGATTAACTAAACTTATAGGAAACAAGGAAAGGGATTGATCACCTGAGTACGGAAGGGTTAAGCCGTCGTTCTCTTTTGCTTTTATCCTAATCGAAAGGGTGAGTACCAATGAAAGACTCACGAACATTACAAAAACTGTCACTCAAGTCAAAAGGATTTTTTAGAAACAACTCTGCTACTATTCTAACAACTGTAGGAGCAATTGGAGTAGTAGGGACTGCTGTATTGACGGCTAAAGCCACCACTAAGGCAAATGATATTTTAGAGGAGGCTACAATTGAGAAAGGAGAAAAGCTAACTGTAAAAGAGAAAATCGTTGCAGCAGGTCCCACTTATATTCCTGCCATTCTAATGGGAACAGCCACAATTGCTTGCGTATTTGGCGCAAACATTCTCAATAAACGCCATCAAGCGGCTTTGATTAGTGCGTATACGATGCTGGATCAATCTTACAAGCAGTATCAAAGTAAAGTAGAAGAGTTTTATGGTGAAGGATCTAATGAGAACATCAAAAACGAGATTGCTAAAGACGAGTATAAGAAAGTCTCAATTAGAGTAGATGATGGTAAAGAGCTGTTCTATGATGACTACTCTAAAAGATATTTTGAGTCAACCAAAGAAAAAGTAAAGCAAGCAGAATACACGCTCAATCGTAATCTTGTAATGAGAGATTATGCATATTTGAATGAGTGGTACGATGAATTAGATTTAGACCTTTTGGACGAAGGCTACAAACTAGGCTGGACCATGGGTCAATGTATGGATATGTACTGGCAACCTTGGATTGACTTTGCTCATAGCAAAATTGAACTTGATGACGGACGAGTATGTAATGTCATTCGAATGATGGAAGAGCCTATCCCTGATTTTGAAGATTATTAAACAAATTGATAAGGGGCCTTAATGCAAGGTCTCTTATTTTTCTGTGAGGTTTTATGAGATATCATTACGAGAAACCAAGTATGTTTATGTCTATGTATGGACAGATTTATATTTGCAATCACCCTGTTTATAGTAAATGTACATTATATAAGATAGGAAATAAAGGTTTAGCAGTGATTCAGCAACGCCATGATCCGATATCCAAAACAACTTGGTGGAGTGAGATAGATTCGTGGCTTACTGATGAATTATATTTACATAGAGGATTCAAAGAGTTTTTTGATTCTCGTGCAGGTGAATGTACGGACGGTTTATATCCAACAGTGACCATACGTCAAATCATGTGGGCATTAAAGATAAAGCCGATGAAAAGAGAACGCTGGGAAACATGCTTTGATAGACGAAATATTTGATTCGCGAGATTAACATACTCCTTTATGAAGAAATAAAAGGAGGAATCTATTATGGATATGTTTATGTTAAAACTTTCTACAAAGTTTATGAAAGGAATCGTGGCTAAGATCATATCAAGAAACATATATAAGAAGCTCGGATATAGGATTGATATTCAGCTTAATGATGTACAAGTTGACATGATTGATGGTGACGTGAAGATTCATATCAATGCGGATACGAAAATGAACAAAACAGAATTCGATAGACTCGTTAAGAAAATCGGAGAGGATTAGCCAGAAATGGCTTTTCCTTTTCTTTTCGCGAATTTTACAAGTTGTATTATGAGAAACAGTTAGCTTAATTGGTAGAGCAACAGATTAAAAATCTGTGGATGCGGGTTCAATCCCCACGCTGTTTCTTTTATATTTTGAAAGGAGTTTTGAACTATGAAAAACACATTTTTGAAACGGCATTCGTCAACGATACTTACAACGATTGGCGCGATTGGTGTTGTCGCTACTGCTGTAATAGCGGTAAAGGATACACCAAAAGCACTGAGGATCCTTGACGAGGCAGAACAGGAAAAAGGAGAAGAGCTCACAGTTAAGGAGAAAATCGTAACGGCAGGTCCCGTTTATATTCCTGCTATAGCTGTGGGTGTCTCCACAATCGCTTGTATATTTGGAGCAAATACACTTAACAAGCGTAATCAGGCTGCGCTTATGAGTGCCTATGCATTGCTTGATCAATCTTATAAGGATTACAAGCGTAAAGTTAGTGACATTTATGGTAAGGATGCCGATAAGAAGATTATCGAGGAAGTAGCCAAAGAAGAACTTGAACCGCGAGATAGTATAGATGATACAGACGACTCAAATGTAGTCACTATATTTGACGGCACAACAATGCGCTCGTTCGAATCAGTTCTTGATAGAATCACGACAGATGATGGCATGGAGATTTATTGCATCGAAACGCCACAAGATCTTCCTTGGTGGGATTCTTGATTTCGCAAAAAATACATGGAGTATTATGAAAGGAGTGAATGCTAAATGAAATGGCTTAAAATTGGAGGAATTGCTATTGGTGCAGCAGGTACGGCATTATCATTTATCAGCGATTTAATTGGTAAAAAGAATGCTGTAGCTGATTTGGCTGCTAGCAAAGAAATCAAAGATCTTATAGCTAAAGAGGTGGCAAAAGCTTTGGAAAAGAAAGAGTCCTAATTTAGGACTCTTTTATTTTTAGATGTCAAACTTTGAAGGAGGAAAAACTAATGACCAAAGAAAACGCAATGAGGATTGTCAAGAGTATAAAAAACTCGGCGACAAAGCACAGTCCAGAGATACTTACTGGCATAGGTATCGCTGGCATGATTACATCCGTCTTTCTCGCAGGAAAGGCCACAGTTAAGGCTGTGCGAATTGCAGACGGGCTTGATCACATTGATAGGAATACTTATGATGTCGTAAGCCCAACAAAGAAAGAAGTCGTTAAGGCGTGTTGGAAACTTTATATTCCCGCAGCGCTCACAGCAACGGCTTCTACCGCTTGCTTGATAGGTGCAAACTCTGTAAGTTTCAAGCGTAATGCTGCTTTAACGGCTGCCTACAAACTTTCTGAAACGGCCCTTGCTGAGTATAAGGATGCCGTTGTTGAGACAATTGGCGAGAAGAAAGAGAAAGTTGTGAAGGAAAAAGTTGCTAAAAAGCAGATCGAGAAGAAACCCTTGAACTCTGGCAATGTTATTGTCACGGACAGAGGCAGTGTTCTATTCTTTGATCCTATATCAGCAAGATACTTCAAGTCGGATATGAACACAATCAAGAGTGCTGAAAATGCAATCAACAAAAGTATATTAAGTTCTGCTTTCACCGATGGAGCATCTCTTAATGACTTCTATGACGAGATCGGTATCCCACATTCAAGTGTCGGCGATGACATGGGTTGGAATGTCGACAACCTGCTTGAGATTTATTGTTTCTCGCAAATAGCAGGTAAAGAAACAGAGTACGAAGGCACGCCTTGTATTGTGCTTGATTATGTCAATCCACCTAAGTATGACTACTGCTAATTCGCGAAATTTGCAAGTGGTTTTATGAGAACGATATGTTCTAAATTTAAAATTTTTGAAAGGAGTTTTCACAATGAATGAGAACGAGGTAATGGAAAACGTAGTTGAAAAGGCAGCGGAGGTTGTAGAACCTACCGTAACAGGCAACAACAAAATTGCGAAGCTTATCGCGCTTGGCGGAGCAGTTGTAACCGGAGTTATCGGAGCAATTGTAATCGGTAAGAAGAGAAAGCATCGTAAGGCTGAAACCTCAGCGGAGGTTGAGACGGCTGCCGACGACGAAGTTGAAACCGAGGAATACGTAGAAGACTAAGCAAAAACAAGAAGACATAGTTCTAACAAGAGGGAGGTACCTGAACAAGGTATTTCCCTTTTTGTTTTATTGAAAGGAGTATATTCTCATGGCCGATATTAAAACAGGTCCTAATCCAGACAAAAAGAAAGTCGAAAAGGTAGTAACCGGTAGCGTAAAAGTTAAGAAAAAGAATGGTGTAACAAAGTTTGCCGACACCTTCATATCTGAAGATATTCACAACGTGAAGTCTTACATTATCACAGATGTACTTATCCCATCGATCAAAAGAGCAATCTCAGAGATGGTCACAAACGGAATTGATATGATTCTGTACGGTAGCACCGGCGGAAGATCAAAGAGAAGTTCTGCCGATAGGGTTTCTTATAGAAACTACTATGACAGACGTGATGATGACCGTTATCGCGATAGGGATAGAGTAAGAACATCCTCATATAGCTTCGACGATATTGTCCTCGATAGCAGAGGTGAAGCTGAAGAGGTCCTTGCAAGAATGGATGAGCTTATTGACCAATACGGAATCGTATCAGTGGCTGATCTGTATGATCTTGTGGGCGTAAGTGGTAATTACACGGACAATAAGTACGGTTGGACAAACATCCGTAATGCAGAACCTATCAGAGTAAGAGACGGATATATGCTGAGACTTCCTAAGTCTCTTCCTATTAACTAAGGAGGTCTATGTATGAGCGATATTTTGAGAACCGAGTATTCGGAGCAATTCGATAAGGAACGTAAACACAGAATTGAGGTTTCATATTTTAAGTATGGACCAGCAAGAAAGAACTTTGCAGAAGGCAGGGTTGATGCTATAGCAACGGCAGAACTCTGTCTTGATGCATTTAAGAAAGACCATAATGCAGAGCATCTTATCGATGCTGCAAACTATTTGATGTTCAGGTTTAAGTATCCAATGCCTGGGGATCATTTCACACCAACAGATTCAAACGGCAGTGTTGGTACTGTCGGAACACCAATAAATTTTGAAAAGGAGTTTTAAATCATGAAAACAGAACTTATGAACAAGATGTCAAGAAGCTTCCACAAGCTTGGCCTCAACGTTAAAAAGCACAGCCCAGAGATTCTTCTGGTTGCTGGTATTGCTGGCGGAGTAACCAGCGCAGTAATGGCTTGTAAAGCTACAACAAAAGCGGGCGCAATCCTTGATGACATGCACGATCAGATGGACAAGATTCATCAGGTAGCGCAAATGGAAGATATAGATTACACAGAGCAGGATCTGAAGAAAGACACAACAATTGTCTATACTCAAACTGCTGTTAAGTTTGCCAAACTCTATGGTCCGGCTATCGTGCTCGGCGCCGCATCTATCGCAAGTATTCTCGCAGGACACAATATTATTCGTAAGCGTAATGCTGCTCTCACTGCTGCATATGCCGCTGTAGACAAGGGCTTCAAGGAATACAGAAGCAGAGTTGTTGATCGTTTTGGCGAGGGTCTTGATAAGGAGCTCAGATATGGTGTAAAGGCAGAAGAAATCGAAACAGAAGTTGTTAACCCAGAAACAGGCGAAGTTGCAACAGAAAAAGAAACAGTCAATAACGCTACTGCCCAGTACAGCGATTTTGCAAGATGCTTTGATGACGGATGTATCGGTTGGAGTAAAGATGCAAACCTTAATCTTATGTTTGTACGCAGAATGCAGGATTGGGCAAACGACAAACTCAAAGCACAGGGACACCTGTTCCTGAACGAAGTATACGATATGTTCGGTTTTGAAAGGGTTCCAGCAGGTCAGGAGATCGGTTGGCTTTACGATCCTAAAAGAGATGATCTTGCAAATTGTGTAGACTTCAACGTATATGATATTAATAAGGAAGCAAATCGTCTATTTGTAAACGGTAAAGAGCGTAATGTATGGCTTGACTTCAACGTTGATGGTGCGGTATTTGATCTTATGTCTAAAAAGAGAAAGAGTGATAAATAATGACCGGAAGAGATCTGATCGTCTTAATTATGACCAATCATCTTGAAGATGAAGAGGTTTTTAAAGATGGTAAACTCATAGGTTTTATGGACGAAAAAGAAGCAGCGGTTGAGCTTGAAGTGGGTATAGATACGGTAATTGCGATGTACTCACTTGGCTTGCTTCCTGGCTTCGTGTTCGGAGATCATTTATATTTTCCGAAAGACATTAAGACTCGTAAGTAATCAGACGGAAAGGGGTTAGTCATGCGTAAAAGAATGGTTGTGTCTTGCGCATTTGCAGCTATTGCTGGCGTATGCTTTATAGAAGGTTTGATATTACTCAAAAAATAAAAAAATTGAAGGGATATGGGAACGTGGATCGACTAAGGAGTGTAGTGTTAACGCTAGACCATATAATGAACACTAAGAAAAAGAGGCATATAATAGGAGGGATTCTATTGAGTGCCTCTATATTCTTTGGAGGATTGGCCTTTACGGTCATGTCCACGCGAGATGAGAAAGAGGAGGACGAAGACTTCTATGAAATTGAGTAACGTAGTTATATTTGCAATCGGGGCCGCTTTCGGCTCCCTTGCTACTTGGAAATTCGTTAAGACCAAGTATGAGAGGATCGCAAACGAAGAAATCGAGTCTGTTAAAGAGACATTCTCGAAAAAACAGAAGAAAGAAGAGGAGTCTACTGATAAAATGGAGTCAGATGACAAATCAAACGAAAAAGAATATGAAGAAATGAAAAAACAGTACGAAAAATGTCACAACATCATTGACGAGAGGGGATATTTATTTGTGGAAAGACAAGATGGAACAATACCTAAGCCACCATACGTAATCTCACCAGAAGAGTTCGATACTCTTGACGATTACGGAACCGAGACACTCACGTATTATGCCGATGGTGTCCTTACTGATGATTTTGATAATCCTATTGAGGATGTTGAGGCTATGGTCGGAGTAGAATCTTTGACTCATTTCGGAGAGTATGAGGATGATTCAGTGTTTGTACGAAATGAACGACACAGAATTGACTACGAGATTCTTGCTGACGAGCGAAACTTCTCTGAGGTAGTTGATAACACATGAACTTCAGAGACGAGATAGCTAACGGATATTTTGAGTGGATGTCCGATATTGTGTGTGGAGATAGGTTTCCCGAAAATGTCTCATACAGGAAGCTTTTGATGTATTTACACTGCACAGAATTCACATTCACCATCCGTAAGGACATAAACAGAGCCGAAGACGGAGTGGCTTTGCGAAGACGTTATACGCTTGCTGAGTACAATGAGGATCTGTCTTTATATTTGGATGGGCCATGCAGTGTACTTGAAATGATGTTGGCTTTAGCAATCAGATGCGAAGAGAGTATCATGGACGATCCTAATTTAGGAGACAGAACTGGTCAGTGGTTCTGGGGCATGATTACAAATCTTGGTCTTGGTGGCATGACGGATGATAGATTCGATAGGCTGGTGACTGATCGAATTATATCCACTTTCCTCAAAAGGAAGTACGAGCCGGACGGAAAAGGCGGCCTGTTTACAATCAGACATTGCAAGCAAGATTTGAGAAGAGTCGAAATATGGTATCAACTCAATTGGTATCTTGACAGTATTATAGGTTAGGGGTGATTAAAATGCTGCATGGCGAGCTGTATGAAAAGGTGTTTAAAACATTATTTCCTCAGTATAATGACAAGGTTGAAGAATACTACCCAAACGGAAGGAACAGTATCCGAGTTCGTTTGACTTTGGGGTATGATGTTATATTTTCGTACGACGAGGAGTCCTACAATAAGTATTGGACTCTTGAGAGCGTACCTAGCTTTATAAAAAGGCTGACTAAATGAAAGGAGAAAAAGTAATGTGTTAGACTTTATGCGGGTTTGCACGAGAACCCCGAAAAAGGGCATTATGGAAATCTACCCGAAGTTTATCGTGGGTAGGTGTTCTGATCTAATGATCAGAGGCGGTGACTTCTACGCAGTGTGGGTTGAAGAAAAAGGTCTTTGGTCCACAGATGAAGATGATGCTCTTAGACTCATAGATAAAGAACTTGACAAATATCGAGAGGAAAACTGCAAAAACATCGATGACCACATTATTGTTCTCCATATGTGGGACTCAGACAGCGGTAGCATTGATAAATGGCATAAGTATTGTCAGAAGCAGTGTAGGGATTCCTACATCATGCTCGATGAAAAAATTATATTCTCCAACATGGAGATTAGTAAGAAGGACTATGCCAGCAAGAGACTTAGCTATCCACTTGAGAAGGGTAAGTACGACTCATGGGATAAGCTTATTGGCACTCTGTATAATGAAAACGAAAGAGCAAAGATCGAATGGGCTATAGGAGCTATAGTCACCGGTGACTCTAAGACGATACAGAAGTTCATGGTATTATATGGTGCGGCAGGTACAGGTAAGTCAACAATCTTGAATATTATCCAGATGTTATTTGAGGGTTACTATTCGGTCTTTGATGCTAAGGCATTAGGTTCAAGTAGTAATTCTTTTGCGTTGGAGGCATTTAAGTGCAATCCACTTGTAGCTATTCAGCATGATGGAGATCTATCCAAGATTGAGGACAACACCAGACTTAACAGCTTAGTATCTCATGAACTTATGACAGTCAATGAGAAGTTCAAAAGTACGTATGCAAATAGATTCAAGTGTTTTCTCTTCATGGGCACCAATAAGCCTGTAAAGATTACTGATGGTAAATCAGGTCTTATCCGAAGATTGATTGATGTAACGCCATCGGGAAACAAACTCAGCACCAAAGAGTATGATTCATGCATGGAGAAAGTTAAGTTTGAACTTGGAGCCATTGCCTATCATTGCAGAGAGGTATATTTGGAAAACCCAGGCAGGTACAACAATTATATTCCTCTTGAGATGATGGGCGCATCGAATGACTTCTATAACTATGTCATAGACTCGTTCCATATTTTCAAGAAGGATGACGGTGTGACGCTTAAGACTGCTTGGGAAAGATATAAGCAGTATTGCGACGAGGCAAAAGTGCCTTATCCATATTCTCAGAGAAACTTCAAAGAAGAACTCAAGAACTACTTCAGAGAGTTCCACGAGCTTGTATCTGGTGATGATGGAGATAGAGTGAAGTGCTCTTATAAAGGCTTTAAGAGTGAGATATTCTTTCAGGAGATTGAAGAGGAGAAAAAAGAGGACCGGATAGACTCACATTTTATTAAATTTGATTCCACAGAATCTATATTTGATAAAGAGTATGCCGATTGTCCTGCTCAGTATGCGTCGGATAAAGAGACTCCGATGAATAAGTGGGCTGGTGTTAAAACAAAGCTGTCCGATCTTGATACTTCAAAACTTCATTACGTTAAAGTCCCTGAGAATCACATTGTCATTGACTTTGATATTAAGGATGAGAACGGTAAGAAGTCATTCGAGAAAAACGTTGAGGCTGCTAGTAAGTGGCCTAAGACATACGCTGAGTTAAGTAAGAGTGGAGCAGGCATTCACTTGCATTATATTTACACTGGCGATGTCAATAAATTAAGTCGAATATATGACGACGACATTGAGGTTAAGGTTTTCACTGGCAATAGTTCATTGAGACGAATGCTCACTAAGTGTGCAAACATAGCCATTGCAACTATTAGCTCTGGATTACCTTTGAAAGGAGAAAAAATGGTGAGTAAAGACGTTGTTCGTACTGAAAAGGGATTGCGGACAACTATAAAAAAGTGTCTTGCTAAGGAGGTCCATTCTGGTACAAAACCTAATGTCGACTTCATCTACAAGATACTGGACGAGGCTTATAACGAAGGCATGCATTATGATGTGTCCGATATGAAGAATGATATTTTTGCTTTTGCAGCAAATAGCACAAATCAGTCGGACTACTGTCTTAAACTTGTGAAGAAGATGAAATTTAAGTCGGACGATCCAGCACCGCCTAAAATCGAGGATACCGAGCTTGTATTCTATGATGTCGAGGTATTTCCTAACCTGTTCTTGGTTAACTGGAAAGTCGAGGGTGAGGGTAAACCAGTCGTCAGAATGATAAACCCAACCCCAGAGGCAATTGGAGAACTTATGGATTACAATCTCGTAGGTTTCAACTGCCGTAGGTATGATAATCATATTTTGTATGCAAGATTAATGGGTTATACGAACGAACAGCTATATAATCTCTCGCAGAAGATTATATCCGGTGAGCCTAATTGCTTCTTTGGCGAGGCATATAACGTGTCATATACAGACGTATACGACTTCTGCACAAAGAAACAGTCTCTTAAGAAGTGGGAAATTGAATTGGGCATCCACCATCAGGAGCTTGGTCTTCCTTGGGATCAGCCAGTTCCGGAAGAACTATGGACTAAGGTTGCTGAATATTGTGATAACGACGTTATTGCGACAGAGGCGGTATTCAATGCTCGTAAAGCAGACTTTGTGGCAAGACAGGTACAGGTAGACCTTGTTAAGTTGTTACACGGTGCTACTGCTACGGTTAATGATACAACCAATACTTTGTCTACCAAGATTATATTTGGCAACAACCGTAAGCCTCAGGGCGTATTCAACTACAGAGATATGTCTAAGCCGGTAGGGAGTGATCGGTACGAGGAGTACCGTCGCAAGTTCGGTAAAGATTATATTTTTAGAGTCTTTGATGACGAGGGTCTTCCTCAATACAGAGATTACAAACCTGGAGAAGTTCTTCCAAAAGGTTGGAGTATCTTGCCATTCTTCAAAGGTTACAAATTCGAATTTGGCAAATCAACATATTTGGATGAGGAAATCGGAGAAGGAGGACGAGTATATTCTGAACCAGGTATGCATGTCAATGTGTGGGATGGAGATGTGGCTTCTCAGCATCCACATAGTGCTATATTCGAATGCGTGTTCGGACCCGAGTTCACAAAGAGGTTTGAAGATATTGTAGATGCCCGAGTTGCCATTAAGCATAAGGACTTTGATGCTGCAGGAAAGCTTCTCGGTGGGGCACTTAAACCATATTTGAATGAAGAGCAGGCTGCTGACTTGGCTCAGGCTCTGAAGATAGTTATCAACTCTATTTATGGTTTGACAAGTGCTGCATTTGAGAATCCGTTCAGAGATCCTAGAAATGTCGATAATATTGTCGCAAAGAGAGGCGCTCTCTTCATGACTCTTCTTAAACGTGAGGTACAGAAACTCGGTTATCAGGTGGCTCATATCAAAACCGATTCTATAAAGATACCTAATGCAGACAAGAAGATTCAGGACTTTGTTATCAAGTTTGGTAAGGAGTACGGATATACATTCGAAACCGAGGCTAACTTTGAGAAGTTCTGTCTGGTTAATGATGCGGTTTATATTGCCAAGGATAGAGATTCTGGTAAATGGACTGCAACAGGAAAGCAGTTTGCAGTACCGTATGTATTCAAGACTCTGTTCAGCAGAGAACCTATTGAGTTCGACGATATGTGTGAGACTATCGCTGTATCTAAAGGCGATTTATATTTGGATATGAACGAGCTTCTGCCAGATGTCTCTGAGTATGAAAAAGAACTTGAGAAGTTCAGAAAGAAACAACCAGATGCCGATACTTCTGAACTTGAGAAGCTTATATCTGAGGGTCATACATATCGCTTTGTGGGAAGAGTCGGTAGGTTCTGCCCAATTAAACCAGGTTGCGATGGGGGTGTGCTCTATCGTGTTAATGAGGGTAAATACTATGCGGCTGCTGGTACAAAGGGATATCGTTGGCTTGAATCTGAGATGGTCGAGGAGCTTGGTAAGGAAAATGATATTGACAGATCTTTCTACACTAAGCTTGTTGACGATGCTGTTGAAGCCATAAGCCAGTATGGAGACTTTGAGTGGTTTATATCTGATGAACCAGTTCCTCCTGTTGAGGAAAAGGAGTTGGAAGAACCGCCGTGGACAATGGCTTGTGGAAAAGAAAGCTGCATAGGCTGTGAGCATTTTAACAACGATCAATTCCATATGGATTGTGCGTTGGGCTATGATATTTCAGACCTAATTGCTATGAACGAAGAAACACCATTCGACGTTCGCTAAATTTACAACTCCTGTAATGAAAGGAGTGATATTATGAAAAACTTCAAAGGAACAATCATAATAAAACCTAGAAATGCAGATGAACAAACGATTAAAGAAATTGGTAATCATATTCATAACCAGTTGGTTGGTAATGAAGATTATATCAATTCAAACATCGGTATTAATCTGGATGATGATCAGGTTTTTATATGGGTTGATGACTGCAAAGAAGATATTCCTGATATCGTATTTTAGAAAGTACAGACTCAGCGTTAATAGCGTTGGGTCTTTTACTTTTAAA